CATTTCGACGGCCCGGATTTTTTTACTAACCTGACTAAGGTTCTGATAGTTTTTCCCTATTGCCCGAAAAAATCCCCGTTTATGCCCCACAAATGAGTGCCTCCCCCGAATACGCCGACTCGATTCCTCCGCCTACTCGCGTGCGGGCGCGGACTCCTTCCAACATCCTGGAAATGCGCGGCAGCGGAAAGCGCTCCGAGCAGCGAGCGAAACGCGGCCAGTCTCCGGACGGCAACCTGCAAAAACTGGAGCCCCTGGGTCCTCCCCCGAAAGACTTCAGTAAGGAAGAGTTAGCCGCATGGAATGAAGTGGTAGACCTTGCGTGCAAGGGAGTACTCACCAAGAACGACCGCATTATTGTCGAGTGCCTTTCCTCGCTCCTCGTGGTCGCGCGCAAGACGCGGTGGGTGATGCCCGCGAACCAGATCCAGCGCATCGAACGTTGCCTCGCTCTTCTCGGCATGACGCCCGCACATCGCTCGCATGTGCGCGTCGCCTTCCCCGATGAGCCTCCGAACCCCTACGGCTAAGTCGAAAAAACCCGGCGCTAAAAAGCGCAGCACGACAGCCGCCTCCGCTTCAACCCCGACAAAAAAGAAATGGGTCGACCGCTGCGACTATGCCGCGGTCGCGAAGCGGTACGCTGAGGATGTACTCTCGCTGAATGTGCCCGCGGGTCCGCGCGTAAGACAGGCGGCGAGACGACACCTAGACGATCTTAGCCGAGCGGAAAGCGATTCGAGCTACCCCTACTACTTCGAGAGCGAAGCGGGCGCTAAAGTCTGTCGGTTCATAGAGACTTTGCCCCATGTGAAGGGGCGCTGGGCCGCGAAGGCCGAACTGATCGTCCTCCAGCCTTGGCAGATATTCCTGGTCGTCGGTCTGTTCGCATGGTTGCGCAAGTCGAATGGCAAGCGCCGCTTCCGCAAGGCGTACTGGGAGATACCCCGCAAGAATGGGAAGTCGATCCTCGCGGCAGCGATCGGCCTCTATATGCTCCTGCATGATGGGGAGTATGGTGCCGAGGTCTACTCCGGCGCGACGACCGAGAAGCAAGCATGGGAAGTCTTCCGCCCTGCGCGCATGATGGCTATGAAGACGCAGAAGTTGATCGATCACTTCGGCGTCGAGGTCTGGGCGAAGATCGTCCTCAAGCCGCATGATGGCAGCAAGTTCGAGCCGTTGATCGGAAACCCTGGGGATGGGTCCTCGCCATCCTGCGCGATCATCGACGAGTACCACGAGCACGACACGCCCGCGCTGCATGACACGATGGAGACGGGGATGGGCGCGCGCGAGCAGCCCCTTATCCTCATCATCACGACAGCAGGCTATAACATCGCCGGCCCCTGCCACGAGACGCATAGCGATGTCGTCAAGATTCTCGACGGCACGCTCGACAATCCCGAGGTCTTCGGCGTCATCTTCGGCATCGACGAGAAGGATGACTGGGCCGACCCGCGCATCCTCATCAAAGCGAACCCGAACTATGGGGTCTCGGTCGACGGCGAGTTCCTGCAGTCGCAGCAGCGCCAAGCGATGGCGAACCCGATCCAGCAGACCAAGTTCAAGACCAAGCACCTGAACGTCTGGTGCTCGGTGATGGCGGGCATCATCAACATGCAGCAGTGGGCGCTCGCGGGCGACGCGCTGCTCGAGGAAGACGAACTCAAGGGCGCCGAGTGTTGGGTCTCGGTTGACCTTGCATCGAAGCTCGACCTTGTCACCGAACAGCGCCTCTACAAGAAGATGTTCCCCAACCAAGAACAGCCCCACTTCTATCTGTTCGGTGACTATTGGCTGCCGGAAGAGGCTGTCGAGGAAGAGGGTCCCAACCAGGCGCACTATCGCAAGTGGGTCAAGACAGGCCACCTCATCCAGACCGACGGCGCGACAATTGACTTCAACGAAATCACGGAGCACGTAAAAGAAACTTGCGCTAGAATCAACCCAACCGAGGTTGTATACGACCCACATATCGCCACGCAGATGGCGAACGACCTCATGAATGCGAACATCGAAGTCGTGGAGTTCACTCAGACCCCCGCGAACTTCACAGTGCCGGTTGACGAATTACTTGCAGCGCTCAAGGATGGTCGTTTTCACCATGACGGCAACCCGATCACGACTTGGTGCTTCAGCAATTGCGTAGCGCGCCCCGCCCGAAAAGGCATGGTCGCGCCGACGAAGCAGAAGAAGCACCAGAAGATCGACGGGGCGATTGCAGCATTCATGGCTATGGGTCGCGCGTGCGGTGCGGCCGAGCGGGACCCGAGTTTCCATTTCCTGTAAGAGGTCGTCATGACAATGAAGCGAGCTTACTGCCTGCTCACGTTGAAGGCGGTCGACGAAGAGCAGGGCATCATCGAAGGGCTGGCGACTACGCCAACCACCGACCGCATGGGCGACATTGTCGAGCCCATGGGTGCCCAGTTCAAGCTCCCGATCCCGCTGCTCTGGCAGCATCGCTCGGGCGAGCCCATCGGTCAGGTGATCGAAGCGAAGGTCACCGAGGCGGGCATCTGGATTCGCGCGAAGATCATGCGCGGTATCCTGCCCGAGATCGACCGCGCCTGGGCGCTCATCAAATCGGGCCTCGTCGGGGGCCTATCGATTGGCTTCGCGCCGGTCGAGTCAGCAGACATTGCGGGTTCGTGGGGACAGCGGTTCCTCAAGTGGGACTGGCTCGAGTTGAGCGCGGTCACCATTCCTGCGAATGCGGAAGCCAGTATCCAGACCATCAAGAGCATCGACGCTGAGTTCCTGCGTGCCGTGTCCGGCGCAAGCGCAGGGCGACCCCGCGTGATGCTTCCCCCTCCCGGTGCCTCGGGGAAGACCACTACTCCAAAAGGAGCAAGCATCATGACGTTGAAGGAACAGATGGCCGCCTTCGAGGCGAAGCGCGCGGCGAATGTCGCGCGCCTGGACGCGATCCTGAAGGACAGCGAGGGCGCGACGTTCACGCCCGACCAGAAGAAGGAATACGATGCGATGGAAGTCGAAGTCGCGGAGATCGACGAGCACCTGGCGCGCCTGCGCTCGCGCGAGAAGATGCTGGCGACGACGATGACCCCGGTCACCGAGACCGCCGGCAACACGGAAGACGGCTCGCTCGAGGCGCGTGGTCAGCGCGGCAACTCGCAGGGCGCCGCGAACGTGCGCTTCGGCGACGGGCAGATCAAGACGACGCTGCCGAAGGGCACCAACTTCACCCGCATGGCCTGCGCGCTCGCGCTCGCCAAGGGGTCGGTGCAGCAAGCCGCGGAGATCGCCAAGAAGTGGAAGGACTCGACCCCCGAAGTCGTGCAGGTTCTGAACTACGCGAACCAGCGCGGCGGCACCCAGGGTCTCGTGCTCGACTTCATGCAGCAGAAGGCGGCGGTCGCGGCCGGCAACACCACCGATACCAACTGGGCCTCGCCGCTCGTGCAGTACGACAACATGGCGAGCGAGTTCGTCGCGCTGCTCCGGCCGCAGACGATCATCGGCAAGCTCACCGGTCTGCGCCGCGTGCCCTTCAACATCCGGTTCCCGTCGCAGTCGTCGGGCTCCTCGATGGGTTGGGTCGGGCAGGACGCGCCGAAGAAGGTCAGCAAGCTCCAGCTGTCGACCAACACGCTGGGCTTCGCCAAGGCGGCGGGCATCGTGGTCATCACCAAGGAGTTGGCGATGTTCTCGTCGCCGAGCGCCGAGGAACTGGTGCGCCAGGACATGATGGATGCGATGGTTCAGTTCCTGGACCAACAGTTCATCGATCCGGGCGTCGCTGCTTCCGCGAACGTCTCGCCGGCTTCGATCACGAACGGGCTGACCTCGCAGAATCAGGCGACGGGCACCACGCTCGCGACGTTCGAGGTCGATGCGGCAGCGGCCATGTCGGTCCTGATCGCGGGCGAGATCGACTTCACCCGCGCCGTCTGGGTCACCGACCCGTACACCGCGATGAAGATCGGCATGCTGCGCACTGCCGACGGCAACTACGCCTTCCCGGGCGTCACCATGATGGGCGGAACGCTCTACGGCATCCCGCTCGTCACTTCGAACGCCGTGCCGCATTCGGTCTCGGCGGGCTCCATCCTGGCGCTCTTCGCGCAGCCCGAAATCTTCCTCTCGGACGAAGGCGGGATGGAGATCGATGCGTCGGATCAGGCGTCCATCGAAATGAACGATGCGCCCTCGGGCGGTGCCACGTCGCTCAAGTCGCTCTGGCAGAACAACCTGATCGGCATCCGCCTCGAGCGCGTCATCAACTGGCAGCGTCGCCGCACCGCCGCCGTGACCTACATCGACAACCTGCACCTGTAACCGCGGGCAGTCGATGAGCTAGCAAGAGCAGCCCCCGCGCAGTCGCTCGCGCGGGGGCTTTTCTCAGAGGTCGCGAGGTATTCGCAAATGAAGCTCCTAGGGTTCGAGGTCAGCCGGGTAGCGAAAGAAATGTCGGTCGCTCGGTCGTCGGGCTGGGGCTGGCTGGGCGGGATCCTGGAGTCCTTCCCCGGCGCATGGCAGCGCAACATCGTAGCCGATCGCAAGGAGAATCTCCTCGCCTTCAGCGCCGTGTATGCCTGCATCTCTATCATCGCCGAAGACATCAGCAAGCTTCGGCCGGAAGTGGTCATCGAATCGAAGCCGGGCATCTGGACTCCTGCGAGCAACCAGTCCCCATTCTGGAAGCCGATCAAGAAACCGAACGCCTACCAGACCCGGATCCAGTTCTTCCTCTACTGGGTCATCATGAAGTTGCTGTACGGCAACGCCTACATCTTCCTCGAGCGCGAACCGACCCGCAAGATGGTCGTGAACATGTACGTGCTCGACTCGCGTCGCGTCGTGCCGCTCATCGCCGAGGATGGTTCGGTCTGGTATCAGATCAACGACGACAAGCTCTCCGCGGTGAATGGACTGATGACTCTGCCGGCATCCGAGGTCATTCACGACCGAGGGATGACCCTCTTCCATCCGCTCTGCGGCGTCTCCCCGATCTTCGCTTGCGGGTCGAGCGCGACGCAGGGCATCCGGATCCAGAACAACAGCGCGAAGTTTTTCGAGAACATGTCACGCCCGTCCGGTCAGTTGTATTCGCCCAACACGGTGAAGCAAGAGACCGCGCAGCGCCTGAAGGAAGAGTTCGAGAAGAACTTCTCGGCCGGCAACCTGGGTCGCATGTTCGTCGGTGGTGATGGCCTGAAGTATGAAGCGATCACGATCCCGGCTTCGGACGCGCAGTTGATCGAACAGCTACGTTGGACGGTCGAGGACGTGGCGCGCTGCTTCCGAGTTCCGCTCCACAAGATTTCCTCGAGCGGGAACGTGACGTTCAGCAATGTCGGCGCCCAGAACCAGGACTACTATTCGCAGACGCTACAGTCGCCGATCGAATGCATCGAACTCTGCCTGAAGGAAGGCTTGGGCATGAGCGATGAGTACGATGTGCGCTTCGACATCGAACGCGGACTGATGCGAATGGATCCGCTCGGGCGGGCTGAGGTCAACAGCAAGAAGATTGCGGCGGGCTACTTCTCGCCCAACGAGGCGCGCGCCGAGGACAATCTCGAACCGGTCAAGGGCGGCGACACTCCATACCTCCAGCAGCAGAACTTCTCGCTCGCCGCGCTCGCCGATCGCGACAAGGAGAACCCGCTCGGCAAGCCTCCGCCTGCGCCCGCCCCCGCGCCTGCGCCCGCAAGCGCCCCCGCCCCCCCGCGCGCGCCCCCGCCCGCCCCCCCGCGCGCGCAGCGAAGCGCTGAGGAAGGCGCCGCTGAACTTGCGGAGAAGTTGATCCGCATGTTCCAAGAGGATGCGCTTGCCGCCTGATTCGCCTCGGGTCCCTTGGTTGCCCGGTACTCCTTGGGCCGAGAACCGGCGCGTCGAGAAAGGCGACCCGGGTCCCAAGGGCGATCCTGGGACGAAGGGCGACCCTGGAGAGCAAGGACCCAAGGGCGATCCCGGGACGAAGGGCGACCCGGGCGAGCGAGGGCCCAAGGGCGACCCTGGCGACCCGGGTAAGCCGGGCATCCCCGGCCCCAAGGGCGACCGCGGGGATCCCGGTCCTCGAGGCGAGGTAGGCCCCATTGCAAAACCGAAGGGATGGAAGTTCCAGTTCTTTCGAGATGACCAAGGGTTCACCAGCGAAGTAATCGCTACCCCGATTCCATAGAGGTCATCATGGCTGATATCAATATCGTCATTGCTAAATTGCTTGAAGTGCAGGCGCGGTCGGCCGAAGCCCTCGCCGAAGCGCGCGCTATCGCCGGATCGACCCCGACGCCCGCTGCGCCTTCGATCACCAACGCTAGCGTCACGCCGAACCGCCTCCCCTCGACCGGGGGTAGCGTGATTATCGATGCGACTATCAAGGATGCGACCTCGGTTCTTCTGGATGGCGCTGTCGTGGCCGCGCTACCACTGAACGTACCGGTCTCTGCCTCGCACACTTTCCGCTTGGTCGCGAAGGGCGCCGCGCTCCCCGATGCGGCGGTCGATCTCGCAGTCGTAGTCGATGCCGCTACCCCCGTTCCTACTCCGGGCCATCACAAGGTGGTCATCAGTTCTCCGGCACCAGGGGCGAAGGTCAGCGGCGCGATGTCGCTCGTCTTCTCGCTCGGCGGCTATAGCGGCGGTGGTTCTGCGATGCTGCTCGTCGATGGTCTGCCCCACTGGGCTACGAACATCACCAACGGCATCCCCGACGACCCGCTCATCTTCGACCCGCTGCTGCTGAGCTATGGGCCGCATACGCTGCACCTGCGTTGCACTCTTGCGAATCCTTTCGTGCCCGATATCTCTGCGGGCGTGACGGTGCTGGTCGGCACCCCGGTGAGCAAGCCGGCTCCCGGACCGCGCCCCGCCGCGAACTCGCCCTATCTCTACTTCTACTCGCCCGCAACCGGGACGCAAGCGCAGTCGTATATCCGCCACCAGATGGGAGCGAACGGGAAGGGTCCCTTCATCCTCTCGCGCGCTGCGCCGGCATCGATCATCCTGCGCTGCCAAAAGATGGGCGGGATGCGCGCGACCATCCCGACCTCGCGGTTCATCCTCGATGGCATCCCGGTCTCCGATTGGATCATCCCGACGAATAACGAGATCCAACTCAACCTTGACCTCTCGACCACTGCGCTCGGATCGCACTGCCTATGGGCTGAAAGTCAAGGCTCGCTGCTCTGGTGCGAAGGAGTCCTGATCGAAGTGGTCGACAATCCATCTACTCCGCTCGCGGGCGCGCGCGATGTTTGGGCTTGCGCTACGGTTGAGGATCTCACCTATGGCGTCTCATCGCCCTCGGTGCTTCCGTTCAAGGTTCGCTACGAGAAGCAGCCCGACCTCGCGGGCAATCCGATCCCGATGCCCGGGCGCACTCGCACGCCATGGAGCAACGAACTGGCGCCGATCCGGACCGCGGGCAAAATAGCGCCCTCTGACCTTTGGGCGCAACCCATCGTACCGACTACGAAGAACGGCTGGCCGCGCCGCTTCTATCAAACGCCGCAAGGCCATGTCCACACCTGCTCCTATCAGCAGTACCAGTACTGGCATCTGGAGTGGAACGCGATGCCGCTCTATGATGGGCCGCGCGGAGTCGGAGCCTTCGGCCATGCCTGGGCGGGTCGAGTCGACCCTGCTACCGGCGCCTTTCATGGCGTCAGCACGCAGGGTCGTTTCTGGTACTGCCATATCGATGGTCGTATCTCGACGATCGCTGGCTTCCGTCGCCCGCTGAACGCGACGCCGATCTCTCCCGATCAAGTCGAGAACGTCGGGATCTGGATCGATGGGCCCGCGCGCTTCCAAGAACCATGGGGATTGGAATGGGAAGTCGCGGACGGACCGGGCTTCCGGAAGACTTGGTACATCGCGGACACCTACAACCACTGCTTGCGCCTGGTCGACATGACGCCGCTGCTGAGCCCGGGCGGCATCTCGACCATCCGCACCTTCGCCGGCAGCCGCAGCGCCGAGAAGGGCTACCGGGATGGTCCCGCCGACCAAGCGCTCTTCGATTCTCTCTGGGATGTCGCGCAGAACCCCGCGTCGCGCATGCTTTACTTGACCGATTTCGAGAACGCGGCTATCCGAACGCTCGACCCGACGACGATGCAAGTCGCGACTCTCTATAAGTCGCCGATCGGGAACCCGAAGTACCTCGGCAAGCCCGCGAACAACGTGATCCCCCCGGTGCCGCAGAGCGTCGATGGCCCCTTCGGCACCGCGACGCTCTACTACCCGCAGTCGATCAAGGTTGACAGCAAAGGCAACCTCGTGGTCGCTTGCAAGTGGGATCGCGGCGGCGGGACGCTGCGCTATATCGATCTCGCAGCGAAAACCATCACCACGATCTGGGCGCCGGTGGGCGATGCTAACACCCGCGATTGGACGATTGCGCTATCCGATGGGACCACCGGACCGCTCGACTCGATATTCGTGACGCGATGGGGCAGCACGGGGATCTTCAATAAGACCGCTACGGGCTACTCGTGGGGCGGCCAGATCGGCATCGATGAGTCGGATGGCACCTGGCGCCCCGGCGCAGTCGAAGGGCAGGCGAACCAAGCCTTCCACATCAACTATCCGACGCTCGTTGCTTGCGCGGGCGGCTGCATCGTACTGGTGGGCACCGGATCGGAAGGCGCCTATCGCTATACGCTGAAGTTGCCGACCGATCCCATGCAGAACAATGCCAAGTTCTCTCTCGGTCGCGGGATCTATATCGGCAACTGGGGGTTCCGTCATGGGATCGATGGCCAAGATACGCTTGAAGGAAACGGCTTCGCGCAACTGCGCCAGTTGAGCAATGTTGATCTCGCGACGCTGATGCGCTCGGGTTGGGGCTTGCCGAACTCGGTGAACTTGAGCGATGCTGAAATGGATGCGCTGATTTATTACATTCGCTGGCCCGAAGTCTAAGGAGACCGAAGATGTATACTACTGCTTTCATCAATGACATGTTGGACCGGTCGATCCCTGCCGGGTCTCCGCAACTCAAGCTTGCAGCGCATACGGACTACAGCGCGACCGGCGCGAATGTCCATGGCACCAAGATGGATGCGGTGTTCGGTGCTGCTTCGTCGCGGTCCAAGTCGCTCTCGACCGCGGTCGATATCGCCATCACCGCGACGGTCACGATCAAGTGGATCGGGCTATGGAGCGCAGACGGCTCGACTTTCTACGGCATGCAGCCGAACGGCGGTACCGACTACTCCTTTCAGATCGATGTGACCAACAATCGCATCTATGTCGAAGGTAGCGGCTATGCCAACAACGACAAGGTGGTCTTCCATAACGACACCGCCCCTGGCGGACTCACCGCGGGCACGACCTACTTCGTGGTCGGAGTGACCTCAGGTGACCCCGATTATTTCCAGGTCGCGCTGACCCAAGGCGGCTCGGCCATCGATATCACCTCGCAGGCAGCAGCCGCGTGCGTGGTCAGCAAGATCGTCGAAGAGACCTACTCCTCGAACGGGACGCATCGGATCAGCACCTTCGTGGTCAATATCTAGGAGTCGCAATGGGCGCCAGCAAGAACCTCCGAACTTTCATCGCGGCGGCGACCAGCAACAGCGCCGGCAGCACTGCGACCGGTACCGCCTTCGATGTCACCACCGCCTTCGGTGGTCTCATCACGATCAAGATCACCAATGGCGGTACCGGACCGACCGTGCCCGCTACCGCATATGTCTATGTCTCGGGCGACAATAGCAACTTCAAGCTCTTAACCTCCTTCACCCACAGCAGCACGAACAGCGCGGTGGGGGAGTTCTCCTGCGAGCTTCCCGCGGCCGCGATGTACGTGCGGGTCGATGTGACCGGGAACACTGCCCAGGCCGTGACCTGCGAAGCCTTCATGCAAGAACTGACTGACATCGCCTAGCATGTCCCTGTACCGACTCAGCCGTCTCCCGCTCGCAACATCGTTCTTCAATGCAACGACGAGTACTATTAATCTCGGGGCCAATCCAGCGCAGGATTGCCTCGCGCAGTCTTGCATGGCATACGTCTATCCTGATGCGACAGGAGAGAATAGCAGTGGATACATAATGGCCTTGACGTCTTCTGCGACGTCGAATGGTCCACGTCTTATTCACCTCCACAATTCAGGCAATACTCAATTTGGTTTTCAGGGTAATACGACTGGAGTTGCTGGTGGTCCTGCGCATAACACGACTGCGGGCACGGGCGCTTATGGGAAGTGGCATCATGTTGCGGCGTCTTGGGATGGGTCGATCAACAGTTCCGGGATCATCGTCTATGTCGGGACGGATGGCGCAAAGTTATCCCAGCAGACGGTCAACGGTGCGAACAACGCAGAGGGTAGCGGGGCTGGAAGCATTACCGCAGGCCGCAACCTACATATCGGCAATCGAGAAGGAACTGACCGCACCTGGAATGGGAGCATCGCTTGGGTTGCCCGATGGAACCGAGTGTTGTCGCTCGCGGAGTTCCAGCACGCGCAACTCTATGGTCCGCTGGCTGTACCACTTGGATTGATCCTGTGCTGGGCAAACGATACTGATCTTGGCCCGTACAAAATGCGGCCGACAAAAACTGCGATTACGCGTGGCCGTTCGCCGATCGGTATATCAAATTTCTTCTTGCCGGGTTCGGCATTCATGCCGCCTGCGCCCGCAGCCGGGATTGTTTCAACCAACATCAGCGGGCGCCTCAAGCTTCACTCCTCAAGCACCGCGACCCACGAAGCCGCCGCAGCCGGAGTAGCGATCTCTGGTCGCGTCGGTCTGCTGCGCGGATCCTTGCAAGCGAATCACGTGGCCGATGGCGCGGTGATCTCGGGCCGCGTCGGCTTGATGCGCGGAGCGACCAACTCGAAGCGCCTCTTGACCATCGACGGCGCCTCGGCGCTCACGACGATCGACCCAAGCCTCACCACGTACCGAGTGCTCTCGGATGGGACTTATGAGATCACGGTGACTCCGCGCCTTACCTACGCAGGCAACAACAGCGACACCGCCGACAAGTTCGGTTGGCGAACCGCCTGCTTCAAGGTGAGCGGCGTGCAGGGCGCGAAGCTCAAAGTAGTGATGAATCGTTACGAGTCGGATACCGCGGGTACTGCTTCGAGTTTCGTCAAGGCACCCTGGGCTTCGACTGACCATGGGTACTTCAGTGCGGACAAGCTCACTTGGACGCACATGGATACTGCGTCGTCGAAGGATCCGACGACCACCAATACCGTCACGATCTCACACTCGGCTGCGATGACCGATGATGCGATCTGGATATCGAAATACCCGCGCGTAGGGACCGACGAAGCGCTCGCATGGATTCAGTCGCTCGCCGCGACCTACCCTACGATGATCGGCGATGTCGCGGGAGGATCTTCGTATGTCGCTGCGACCTATTCGGCGCAGACCGATGAGCTTGGTCGGACGATTCCCGCTTGCCCGCTGCTCGCCTTCATGGTCTCCGATGCATCGCTGGCCCCGGTTTCGGGGCAGAAGAAACTGGCTATGTTCTTCTCAGGCGTGCACGCTACCGAGGATGGGGGCAACCTTGCGATGCAGAGGGCGGTCGAGTTCTTCTGCTCCTCGGATGCGAAAGCGATCTCCCTGCGACGCGGCTTTGATCTCATTGTATTCCCGATCATCAACGCCCCTGGCCGTAATGGCGGTCACTACCGCACTCAGTTTCAATCGACTGCAGTCGGAGGCGCGACCGCGGGTCCCGACATCAACCACCACTACGAAGACGCTTCGCCTGATTTCGAGGTAGTGTCGCTTTCGCGCGCTGCGGCAGTGGTAGCGATGAATGGTCGCAAGCTCGACTGGTTCATGGATTGGCATACGAAGTATGATGGAGCGCAAGGCGCCTATACCTACGGATATGGATCTTCGCGCCTGATGAGCTTCGCCGATGACTACACGACGATCGGTCTTGATGGCTCGAATATTGCCGACACTACCTACGCCTACTTCCGCAACACGCATAAGACACTTGCTTCGATCACTCCCGAAAATTCGCAACAGGATGGCAATGGTACTCCTTCGCAACTGCAAACCTGGGGCGAAGCATGGATGAAAGGCGCCTCGGACTGGTTTGCTGCGGGTGGTTTCTCCGTCGACCCTCGTGCGCGTCTTGCGATTCGAGGGTCGACTACGGCGAGTAAAATCACCTCCTTCTCGCCCGCATGGGCCAATGCTTCTAATGCAGCCGCCCTTCAACCCGGAGCAGTGACAGCATGAAAAAGAATGTCGCGTCGCAACTGATTGTCGCTCAGCTAATCAACAAGAGCGATGGCTCTCCCGTGACCTCCGGAACGACTGATGTCTACGTGAGCGGCAACGGCGGAGCGCAGACTGCGGCCGCGGGTTCCCCTTCGTCGAGTCATCTTGGGAACGGGGCCTGGGCTTACTGGCCGACGGCTGCGGAGACGAATTACGACCATGTCGCTTTCACCTTCGTTAACTCTGCTGCGCTCAACGTGACCGTGCAGGTCTATCCGAGCTATCCGCAGAGCGGAGACACCTTCTCGCGCGCGGGGGCGCCTGCGGGAGCGAGCCTCGCTGCCGATATCGCTGCGATTCTAGCGGCGACGCTCAATGCTGCGGGAATCCGCACAGCAGTCGGTCTCGCCTCGGCGAACCTTGACACCCAACTGCTCTCCTTGCTCAACCTCGACGCGACCATCAGTTCGCGAGCGAGCGCAGTGAACCTCGCAACGGTCGCCGGCTATATCGATACCGAGATCAGCGACATCCAGAGCCGCCTGCCCGCTGCTCTCATCAGCGGGCGGATTGATGCTACCATCGGCGCTATGCAAGCAAATACACTGAACGCCTCGGCTCTCGCCTCCGACGCAGTCGCCGAAATCCAAAGCGGGCTGGCAACTTCTTCGGATGTTGACCCTGGCTGGACGACTGCGATGACCGAAAGCTATGCGGCGGATGGCAGCGCGATGACTCCTGCGCAAGCACTGCATATGATCTGGTCGTTGCTCGCAGAACGCAGCATCGCCAGCACTACTCTCACCGCAAAGAAGTTGGATGGAAGCACGACCGCCATGACGTTCACGCTTGATAGCGCGACAACGCCGACCACTCAAACCAGAGCTACATAATCAAAACTTAGGGGAGTTCTGAAATGCCGAAGTCTACCGCAATGTGCAATGCAGTTCTCGGGCTGTACTACAATGCCTCGGCTATCGCGGACATCGCCGACAATGATGCGACCAGCCCGATCACCGCAGTCGAAGTTGCGCTGGCGACCGCGAGCTATAGCGCCTCATCGACTCTCGCCAGCAACGAATCGACCTACACGAACTACGCGCGCCAGAGCACTGCGCGGACGACCGGGGGCTGGTCGGCTCCCTCTGGGGGCGCAACCGCGAACGCGGCGGCCATCGAGTTCCCGCAGTGCGGGGTCACGGGCAACACCATCGTCGCTGCCGCGACGGGTAAGCCCGGGGGAGGATCGGCGCAGATTTTCCATTACGGTGACTTGAATGCCTCCATCGCAGTCTCGAATCAGATCCAGCCGCGCTTCCCGATCGGATCGGTCACGATCACGGAGACCTGAGCATGTCGTTGCGCGACCGCTTCCCTCCGCTCTACGAATGCTCCGTTTGCGGCGCTGCTGTCGATGTCACTCTTGCGCCGGATGGCGGCGAACCACGTAAGAAGTTCTCTTGCGACCATACGGATGCGATCATCTGGGCGAATCGGAAAGTGACTCTGCGCGGACAGGGCGATGTTAATGTAGCGGTTCGCGCGGAGCGTAGGTTGCGGCTGACGCTGCGGCAGTTTCTCTCTGCGCTGACTGGCCGGAGCATCTAGTGCTGACGCATGCGAAATTGTTTTCGGCTCCGGATGAAGGACGAGTCCTCGCCCGCCCCTGGGTCAAGGTTCCATCCATCGCAACCGGAGCAGGCATCTTCGTCGACCTCACGATGTCGGGTCGCTACCCTGCCGCGAATTACTTCACTGATGGGTCTCCGAATACCGCGCGAGCGCTGCGCCGGAGCGTCGACGGCGGGCTGGATCATGGCGAAGACAAGGGCTCCGACTACCGCAAGTTTCTCGACTACGCATGCGTGCTATCGGTCACCGCCACTGCGATGCCTCTTTCGCTCATCATCGCCGACTACCTGATGTACTATCCTCTGATCCCGATGGAGGATGTGCAGTCGATGACGAATGCAGTCACGCTGCCCCGCTACTCGAGCGGCGAAGGTGTGCAGATCATGCTGGTCGAGCAGTTCCCATATGTGGGCGGCGGTACCTGCCGCGTTACGTATACGAACTCTGCGGGCGTAGCAGGCAGGCAGTCCCCGATCATGACCATCAATACCCAGGCGCTCCTCGGTACGGTTGCGACTTCCGCGCCTACTAAAGCAGGCTGTCCCGGTCCCTTCGTGCCGCTAGCGCAAGGCGATGGTGGGGTGCGCAGCGTCGAGAGCATCGAGTTTTTCTCTGCCGACGCCGGGAACCTCGCAGTAGTGCTCGTCAAGCCTCTCGCGCCTTTTGCGGGCTACGAAAACACTAACCCATCGGGCTGGTCCTTCTGGCAGCATCTTGGAATGTTTGAGCAGATCGAAGACGATGCATATCTGTCGATGATTTGTAAGCCGAACGGCTCCCTGTCGGGCGCCATCATTGAAGGTCAACTTCGAACCTTATGGGTGAGGAAATAACATGGGTGGATTCACCGGACTCGACAATCGCCTGAACTCGATGTCGGCGCTCGGCAAGCGCTTCCAAACCGTCATGTCCAAGCAGTTCAACCCGACCGCCGCCGCCGTTGCGAATGAATGGCATACTCTCTTCCGGGGCGGCGGCTACCCCTCGGCCGATGCGATCTTCGATGCGGGCACCAACCTCCTCTTCCAGTCGGTGAGTGACCAGACTGCGAGCGCAGGTAGCCTCTATCACGGAGGCGATGTCGGAGCCGATGGCGACGACTACAAGATCCTCGAGACCGCGATGGTGAACACCGCGGCGGCAACCGTGGTTCCCTTCTGGGTGCAACTGATCGACCTGCTCGGTTTCATCCGGGTGACTTCAGTCACCACCACGACCGCGCAGACCGTCATCTGGCCCTACGATACGGGATCGGGGATAGGCGGCGGAGAGACTACTACCTTCTCGTCATCGTCGGGTCTGCTCGGAACTTACACCAACGACGTCCAAAGCCTCTCGAAGGTGAGGTTCCGCAATTCAGGAGGCGCGCTGCCTACCGGGCTTACCGCGGGCGTCGACTACTATACGATCCGGGTATCGGCGACCACGAGTCGCTTCGCTACCAGCCGCACGAATGCCATCGCGGGGACGGCGATTGCCTATACCGATGCCGGGACCGGAACCAATGTCATCGATGTTCGGCTGCCGCGCTACTCGGATGGGGTCGGCGTCGACGCGATGTTCTTCAATCCTTCGGCAACCGCCCTTGGTGCGGGTACGCCGCAACTGACTCTCGGCTACCAGAACGGCGCCGGGACCGCAAGCCGCGCCACCCCGACGTCGCCTAGCGCGCCGATCGGGAAGACCGCTGCGACTGCCTCGCACATTCTCTATACCGGCGCGACCGGCGCGGGGAAGTTCGGCCCCGCGATTCCCCTGCAAGGAGCCGATAGCGGCATCCGCTCTATCCAGACCATCCGCAACAGCGCGACCTACACCTCGGGCATGTACTCCGTCGCGCTCTTCAAACGACTCGGCGAGCCGGTGCCGCTGCAAGTCCTCGGACAGAGCGTCCCCTGGCGCTTCGATGGCGGCGTGCGGGTCTACGATGGTGCCGCCCTCTACATGATCGGCAAGTCAGGCGTTGCGACTCCGGCGAACTCGCTCATCGAAGCGCACCTGAATTTCGGCTGGACGTCGTAATGCTTCTCTCGAACTTCTTGCGGATCGGCTTCTCGGGGATGTTCGAGGGGAGCGCGCAGGCACTGCTGCCCGGGCAGTGGGATAGCTACTACCAGTTCGAGAAATACATCTACCCGGACGGCGCATCCGAAGTTCTACAGACCGTCGCGAATCCTCCGGGTCATTATCTCCAGAACTCCTACCAGCCGCCGATCCTCGCGAGTGAAATGTCGATGCGGACCGATGGTATCGGCAGCATAGCCGGGAGCTTGATCGCGACGTATCCGATGAGCATAGACCTCACCGGAGCAAGTGACTTCGATGCGACCGCCGCGCTAGTAGTGTCGATGCTCTGCGCGCTGGGCGGTTCGGGCGCGCTGACCGCAACGATTCAAGGTCGCTTGAATGCAAGCGTCGACTTCACCGGGGCGGGCGACCTGGAAGCGAGCTTGTCGGGACTCGGCAACATGGTGGTCAACCTGCTTGGTGCGGGGGATCTCGACGCCACCATTGCTGCTTTCGGCGACATGGCGATTGATATCGTCGTGACCGGGACCGGACTCAGCACCGCAAACGTTGGTCAGTCAGTCTGGTCTGCGGTTGCTTCTGCGAACAATGCAGCCGGGTCTATGGGCGAGAAGTTGAACGATCTAGGGGCGGGGGCGAACCCTTGGGATGCTCTCATCGAGTCAGGCATGACTGCGAGCGAAGTACTTCGAGTCATTCTCGCGGGCATCGCGGGGAACTGCGAAGTAGTAGATAATGGTAACGGGACATATGCAATCACGTTCAAGAGTGTCGACGGCAGCACCGATCGCATAGCCGGAACTGCGACTGCCGAAGGCGAGCGAAGCGGCACGGTTCTGGACGGGAGCTAATGGTGTGGTTTGGTTTCAACAACCTTGGTTCGACAGCGCGGAGTTCGCAAACCCGTGGTGGCATGCTTTTGTCGATGACCCGGGGGAGGGCGGAAGCTATATCACCTTTGGCTATGGGCAGAGCGCAAGCAAGGCCGCAATGCTCGGCCTTGTGCCTTCCGCGACAGCTCAAGGCGGCAGCTATATCACCTTTGGTTATGGACAGAGCGCAAGCAAGGCCGCAATGCTCGGCCTTGCGCCTTCTGCGGCCACGCAAAGCGGCAGCTACATCACGCTTGGGACGGTGCAGTCGGCTTCGCTTTTCGTTCGATTCGGCATGGGTATCGGTGCGCCTATCGAACCGCCGGAACCTCCGATCATCACTCCGATGCCTGGTGGGGGATATCATTTTTACTACCCGCCTTCTAACCGCGCGCGCATTCTCCGAGACGATCAGGATATAATCGCCCTGCTCATTTCAGCACTGCACTCTGGGTTGCTTGACTGACACGAGGTCATGAAAATGTCTGACAATAATTTGGATCTGCTCGCGGCGCGAGTCTTCGATTCGGTCAAGACTTACTGCGCGAAACGAGAGGCAGATTTGCTTGACCTCTTCCAGAAAGCCGAAGCGGCGATGGCGCAGCGACATGCGCAATCGCTGGAAGGGTTGGCGCTCATCGTCGAGAAGGCGGTCAGCGCCGCTCTCGCTGCGATCCCTGCCCCGCCCAAGGGTGACCCTGGCGATCCGGGGCCCAAGGGCGATCCGGGCGAGAGCATCGACAAGGATGCGCTTCTGCTCTCGGTGAAGGAGACCATCGCTGAGCAGGTGCGCGCATTGCCTCCTGCACCGCCGGGAGCACCAGGCAAGGATGCGGATCCCGCGCTCGCTATCGAGGCTGCGCTCGCTGCGCTGCCTTCGCTCGCTGCGAAGATGAAGGAGGAGCTTTCGCAGTCGCTCTCGGCTTCGCTCGAGGCACTCGTCGCGCAGATCCCGATTCCGAAGGATGGTGCATCAGTGCTGATCGGAGATGTGCAGCCGATGATCCTCGCGGCGGTGCAAGCCGAAGTCGCTGCGATCCCGAAGCCCGCGAACGGAAAGGATGCCGACCCGGTCGACCTCGCCGCGGTGCACCGCTTCGTAGTCGAAGTAGTCGATGCGCAAATCAAAAACATCGTAGTCCCCGAGGGCAAGCCGGGGACCTCGGTGACGCTCGAGGATGTCGCTCCGGCGATCGGCGCAGAGGTGCGCAAGCAACTCGCAGAAACTGCGCTGCCCGAACTGCATGGCGCGCTATCGCTCGCGGTTGCGCAGATTCCGAAGCCCGCCGATGGGAAGTCGGTGACTCTCGAGGAGATCGCGCCGCTCATCGACGCAGCCGCAGAGAAACGAGCCCCATCGATGGAGCAACTCGATCATATCGTCGAGGCTGCTCTCGCGCGAGCGAGCGCGAGCGCGCCCCCGCAAGCGCCCCCGCCCGAGATCGACTATGCGCTGGTCTTCAAGAAAGTCATGGAGCAAGTCGATGCGGCGGTTGCATTGATCCCGGTGCCCGCAAACGGCAAGGATGCTGACCCCGCGGTCATCGCTTCGATGGTCGAGGACGCCGTGAAGCAAATCGAAATCGTCGTGCCCGATCCTATCCCCGGCAAGGATGGCGTCTCGGTCGATGCCGAGCAAGTGCGTTCGATGGTGAGGGGCGAGGTTGCGCAAGCGATCCTCGCATTGCCGAAGGAGAAGGCTCCCGACCTCGACGCCATAAAGCTCATGGTCGATCTCGCCGTCACCCACTATCTGAAGTCGATGCCTCCGCCGCCCGCGGGCAAGGATGGTCTCTCGGTCAAGGACTTCAAGCTCGAACTCCTTCCCGATGACCGCACGCTGCGCATGAGCCTGAACAGCAACGGAGAGGTCGAGGAAACCAACGTACAGGAAGTCGTGCTCCCGATGGTCATCAGTCGGGATGCATACGAGCAAGGAAAGCTTTATGCTCGAGGCGATTCGGTAGCGTGGGATGGTTCGTGGTGGATTGCGAAGCGCTCGACGAACGAAGTACCGGGGACAAGCGACTCATGGAAACTCGCAGCGCAGCGCGGGCGTCCAGGCAAGGACCGCGAAGTAGCGGTCAAAGGAAAGGAAGCGACGCAGGTCCGACTGAAGTGACCCTGGGCATCACCGGCCCAAAGGAGATGCTATGCTGTTGCGTGCACTAAAGGATCTTCCGACATCGGTCAATCCGATTCGTCGGGGAGATCAGTTCATCGAAGAAAACCGCGAGAAGGCGCTGGATTGGATCGCGTCGGGCTATGCGGAGCAGTTCATCCCCGCAAGCAAGACCGCGCCTCCTCCAGTGCCTGCGCCTGCGGTCGCGCAGGTTCCCGAGCAGCGCTTCCCGCCTTGGCATGGCTGCACCGTAGTGGTTGTTGCGAGCGGTCCGAGTCTTTCCGAGACTCAATGCGAGACCGTACGCTACTGGCGCGAGACCCGAGGCGATGCGCGGGTCATAGTTATCAACACGAGCTTTCGGCTCGCGCCCTTCGCGGATATTCTCTACGCCTGCGATGGTGCATGGTGGCGCGCCGAGGATCCCGAGACAAAGAAGACCTACTATGCCGAGGCGTGCGAAATCTTCCCGCCCGCTGCGCTCTGGACGCAAGACGAACTCGCAGCAAAGCAGTTCTCGCTCAACTACATCGCCAGTCGGCGCACCTCGAACCTGAGCAAGGATCCGTCCTACATCGCACAGGGAGCGAATAGCTCGGTGCAAGCGATGAACCTCGCGTATCTTGCGGGCACGCGCCGGATGCTCCTGATCGGAGTCGATCTCAAAGGGAAGCATTGGCATCCGGACCATCCCTCGCCGCTCAGCAACTCGCTGCCCCATCGCGCCTGGAAGGAGAACTTCGCAGTCTTCGCTGCCGACCTCAAAGCCGAAGGGGTCGAGGTGGTCAACTGCTCTCCCGACTCGGCGCTCAACTCCTTCCCTCGCGGCGATCTGGCTGAGGAGTTGGCCAAATGAAAAACGCATTGTGCATGATCCGAGCAGAACCGCACTACCGCCGCGAAGCTTTCATCGGCGGTCTGCGCGCAGCGGGGTTCCGGCTCATCGAAAAGGGCATGGCGGCCGATCCCGAAGACTTCCTCATCATCTGGAACCGGTACGGGTCGAGCGGGTCGATGGCAGACGCCTGGGAGAAGAATGGGGGTACAGTCATCGTCGCCGAGAACGGCTACCTCGGCAAGGATGCCGCCGGGCACCAACTCTATGCGCTATCGATTCACGGCCATAACGGTAGCGGGATCTGGCCTGGAGGCGGCCCCGAGCGCTTCGCCGCGCTGAACATCGAACTCCAACCCTGGGTGAAGCGCGAAGGCTACTCGCTGATTTGCGGGCAGCGCGGCATCGGGACGCCGCACATGGCATCCCCGCCCGATTGGCACAAGCTTGCTCAGACTCGACTTCAGAAGCAAGGCAACCCCACGCAACTGCGACTGCATCCCGGGAACCATATGCCCGCGATCCCATTGGAGACTGATCTCGCGGGCGCGCGCGACTGCGTGATCTGGTCGTCATCCTCGGGGGTCAAGGCACTGACTCTCGGCATCCCGGTTCGGTTCGATGCGCCCTTCTGGATCTGCGCGAACGCAGCCTCCCGGCTCGACGCGCCGCTGCTTTACGACGACGAGAAGCGTCTCCATGCGATGCGGCAAATGGCGTGGGCGCAATGGAGCATCGCTGAACTCGACAAGGGTGAGCCGTTCATGCGCTTCCTCGAGATCGCGCGCGCGGGAGGTGCAAAGTGATCTACTGCTACCCCGTAAGCGGAAAGCAAAAGTCGCTCGACATCTGCAAGGCTTTCGCCGCAGGCTGCGGTGCTCAGATCCTGGTCGACGCCGAGCAACTGCAGCCCGGCCCCGCCTTCTTCTACGGCGTCGATGCGAGCAATGCGCACCTCTGGAAGGCAGTTCGAGCGAATGCGCAGCAAGACTTCTACTACTGCGACAATAGCTACTTCGACGATGCGCGGCAGCAGTACTTCCGCATCACGAAGAACCGACTCCAGCATACCGGCTTCGGCGTCTCGAACAAGCAGCGTTTCGATGATCTCGGGATCGACAATCGACCGCTTCGCAATCGAGGCAGTCACATCGTCGTCTGCCCGCAGTCGGATTCATTCATGGAGACGATTGTCGGCTACCAGGGGAACTGGGCGTCGGATACTATGAAGGCGCTCGGCGGTATCAGCAAGCGGTCGGTGCGGTTGCGGCTTTGGTCCGGAGACAAAGCGAAACTTGCGAGCACCCTCGGAGAGGATCTGGAAGGCGCACATGCGCTGGTCACCTGGTCCTCGGCGGCTGCGATTACCGCAGTGCTCTCCGGAGTTCCCGCATTCGTGAGCAAGCAATGCGCTGCTGCTCCCGTAGCAAACCTTGCGCTGGAGCGAATGGAGACTCCAATTTTCTGCGGGCCCGCATACATCCGCAACTGGGCAGGCGTGCTCGCAGATAACCAATGGACTCTTGATGAAATGCGGCGCGGCATCGCATGGGATGCATTGTCGCGGCAAGGAGAGCAACGTGGCTAATCGCGCGCGCGAGCGCAAGGCTGAGCGGATGCGAACCCGAGGCTGGTTCGATCTTCCTGAGCGACCCGGGGATCGAACGCTCGAACAACAACTGCGCGGGCTGGAGCCTCTCTTCGCTGAGGTGAAAGGCAAGAGCATCCTCGACATCGGTTGCGCAGAAGGACTGATCTCGCTCGAGGCTGCGCGGTTGGGCGCGCGCAAGGTCCTCGGCGCTGAGATCGTGCCGGGGCACATCAAGATCGGGAATCGCCTCGCCGCTGAGCGAGGCTTTTCTGACTGCACTTTCATCCAGGCGGATGCGGATCAGTATCGCCCGCAAGAGCATTACGATATCGTGCTGCTCCTCGCTCTCTTGCACAAGCTCCAGGATCCTATCTTCGCCGCGAGTCACTTCGCTTCGATCTGCGATGATCTCTGCGTCATGCGGCTTTCGCCTAGCGGGCGCGATGTCATCGTCGATGCTCGAACCAACAACCGTCCCTTCGATATCGGGGCGGTCATGGAGGAGGCGGGTTTCGTGGTCGAGCGCAAGGAACTCGGACCCTTCGACGAGGTGGTCTGGTACTACCGGCGCAAAGGAGGTGCGAATGGGTCTCGGTGACTGGATTATGGCGACCGCGCAGGTGCGTCAACTTCACCAGGCTACCGGGAAGCAAGTCGTGGTGATGGATCTGCGCGGGCGCGCGCAATGGTCACCGGTCTTCGAGTACAACCCGATCATCACCCGCGAGACGCGAGGCGCTGCTACCTTGCTCAACGCCTCGGGGGTGCGCCCATATATCTCGGGCAAGACCGCCGAGCGGTGGGTCTGGAGGCACTGGAACATCGAACCGGGTAGTCTCTACCTGCACCGGGACGAGCTTGCGAAGGCTGCGCCCTTCGCGGGCAAGGTCTTGATCGAACCGAATACCAAGGTCGTCGGGGGCAACAAAGCATGGCCGTTCGAGCGATGGCAGCAGTTGGTCGACCGAGACCCAGGTCGCTATATTCAGGTCGGTTCGCTTGAGTCGAAGCGACTGCGCGGTGTCGAGTTCAAGGAGACCGCCTTCCGGGAAGCTCTTGCAATCCTGACCTCTAGCATCGGGTTCGTCGGCGGCGAAGGCGCATTGCACCATGCTGCGGCTGCGCTTTCGATTCCTTCGGTCGTGCTTTGGTCCGAGTTTATCTCGCCCGAGTTCACCGGCTACCAGAACCAGCGCAACATTCGGCATGCTACCGGATGGTGCGGCAACCGGCAGGCGTGCGCAGGGTGTAAGGCCGCCATGCTCGCCATCACCGTTGACGAAGTTCACGCAGCACTTCACCAGGAGGTCTTTTCATGAAGCAGCACCAGGGGATCTGGTTTCCGGACAGCGAAGTGCACCTGCTCGACTGGATGAATAAGTCGGGAGAATGGGTCGACGGCAAGGGGACCTACCAGATCAAGAAACTCCGTGCCGCCTTGCGGCACTGTCGCGACTTTCGCACTGCTGTCGATGTCGGGGGTCATATCGGTCTCTGGTCGATGCAGTTGGTCAAGCAGTTCAAGACTGTGCATGCATTCGAGCCTGTCGCAGCGCACCGCGACTGCTTTCAGCAGAATGTCATCGAACCGGATCTGGTCAACCTCGGCTATTCGCGCGCGGTCTTGCATGCCTGCGCGCTCGGCGACCACGAGGGCAGCGTGCGTATTGAGACAGCCCCATCCTCGTCAGGGGACTCGAAAGTAGGGGGCGAGGGCGATATCCCGCTCTGCCGTCTCGACACCTTCAATCTGCAGTCTGTCGACTTCATCAAACTCGACTGCGAAGGCTACGAATACTTTGCATTGCGCGGAGGAGAGGCTACAATAGCGCGAGACTTGCCCACTATCATCGTCGAACAAAAGCCAGGGCGCGCACAGCAGTTCGGTTTACCTGAGTTGGGCGCAGTCGAGTGGTTGCAGTCGCTCGGCTACGAATGCGTCGAGAAGATGTCAGGCGACTTTGTCATGGTCCCGGGGTGAGGTAAGCAGGCATGAGAGTCTTTGTCGGTTACGAGGAGCGCGAGGCGGTCTCATTCAACCTCGCGGTCGCGTCTGCGCTGCGCTTCGGTTGCGAGGTGCACGGTCTTTACGAAGACCGACTGCGCGCATCGGGCATCATTTACCGCCCGATGGATACGCGAGGCGGGCAGGCTTTCGATCTCAACAGCGAAGCTCCGCAGTCGACTCGCTTCGCCATCGCCCGCTTTGCAACGCTCCTGCTCGCGCATAGCGGGTGGGCGCTCTTCGTCGACGGGGACGTGATCTTTCTTGAGGATCCGCGCAGCATGCTTCGGTATGCGCGCGATGACTATGCGGTCTGCGTGGTGAAGCATGAGGTCGGGCAAGTCGGCGGCTTCAAGATGGACAACCAGATCCAGACTAACTACCATCGCAAGCTTTGGTCGTCGGTGATGCTCTTCAACTGCGACCATCCCGCCAATCGTCGCTTGAATCTCCAGATGCTCAACCAATGGCCCGGTCGCGATCTGCATGCGTTTCGCTGGCTGGCCGACAATGAGATCGGTGCGCTTCCCGGCGAGTATAACTGGCTCGTCGGAATGCAGCCCAAGCCCGAACGACCGATCATCGCCCACTACACGCTGGGCACCCCCGAACTCAAACCCGGATGCGAACATGCTTACATCTGGGAGCAAGCGAAGAAGGAGTGCCTCGGATGACCAGCTACCTGAACTATGGGCGCAGTCTCGCCAACAGCTACATCACCTGCATCGCGGGATGGCAGCGCGACCTGCGCGACCGCAAGTCGCTTCGAGTCATCACTCCGCCGAGCATCGAGCCGATCACTCTCGACCAAGCCGCGCAGCACTTGCGCATCGATGCATACGGCAGCCCTGCGACCTACCTCGACCAGGAACTGATCGAGGCGCTCATCCCTGCCTCGCGCGAATATATCGAGTTCGTGAGCGGACTCGCGCTCGCTCCGCAGACGGTCGAGCTTTCGGGGCGCTGCTTCTCGGGCATGTCGCGATGGATGCCCGACTTCGGGATCTCGCTGATGACCGCGCCGGTCAATGGCATCATTTCCGTGACCTATAAAGACAGCGACGGGAATGATGCGGTGATGGATCCGAGCGCCTTCTACCTCGACAATGCCTGCGAGGTGCCCGTGCTCTATCCTGCATATGGTTCGAGTGACTGGCCCTCTTCGCGCGACCAGCCAGGGTCGATCCGCATCCGCATGAGCGTCGGCTACGATGCACCGGGCGCTTCTCCGCTCGACAACATCATCCCATACTCACTGATCGCCGCGATGAAGTTGACGCTCGGTGCTCTCTATGAGAACCGGGAGGAGATCAATGTGGGCAACATGGTGAGTCGTCTGCCCCTGGGGATCCAGGCGCTGGTCGAGCGTTACCGCATCCGGATGCCGATCGCATGAGAATCGCGCGCCTCTCTCATCGCGTCTTGATCCAGACCGCGACCGATGCGCAGTCGAGCACCGGCGCACCCGAGACTTCCTGGCAGACTTTCGCAACCGTCTATGCTGAGATCCTGCCGCAGAGCGCCCGCGAGTCGCAGATCGGCGGCGGGTTGCTCTCTGAGGTCGATACGAAGATCACTGTCCGCTGGGCACCTGCGCTCGCCGCGCTGAGTGCGAAGTCGCGCATCGTGCACCAAGCGGATGGGCGGCCGCCGGTCATCTACAATATCGTGGGTCCGATCGAACCGGGACTCTCGCGCGGCATGCTGGAGCTTCGCTGCAAGTCAGGGACGAACGAGGGGTAGCTATGCCGCAAGTCACTCGCATCGAAGTCCAAGGCCTAGCGGCTTTAGGCGCGCGCATGGAGCGCTTGAAGAAGGAACTGTCGACGAAGGCTGCATGGCAGGCGACTTCTGCGGCTGCGGGCGTCGTAAAGAAAGCCGCCATCGCCGCGGCGCCCGACTACGACAAGCCGCACATTGTGAAGGATACCCTGGTGCAGCCGGGGAACCTGAAAAAGAACATCATCACGAAGAAGATTTCCCGCACTTCGCTGACCGCTGAGTATATCGTGACTGTGCGCGGCAAGAAGAAGGATGGCTATGCCGCGCGGTATGGGCGGCTCGTGGAGTTCGGGACGATCAACATGAGCGCTCAGCCCTACATGCGCCCGGCTCTTGCGAAAAACATCGGCGACGCGATCAAAGCGATGGCCAAGAAACTCGAGCGCTTCCTCAAGAAGGCGGGTGTGTGATGCTGGAAGGACTTCTGTTCACTACCTTGGGGCCTCTGGTCAACAACCGGTGCTACCCGCTGACCTTCATCCAGCCCGACGGAGAACTGCCGCGCTGGCCCGCGATTCGCTATACGGTGCTGACCTCTTCCGATACCAACGATATCTGCGGCAGCACGACTGTCGACACCGATGATAGTTCAGTGCAACTCGATCTGGTTGCGTTGACGCATGGGGCGGTCATCACCTTGCGCGACCAAGTCATCGCCGCTATGCTAGGATTTTCGCTGCCGGCGACTCGTCAACCAAGTGGCGGACAAGAGTTCGATGAGCAGACCAAGACTTACCGAGTGACGCTCGAGTATTTCATCAGCCCTTCAAGCGTCTCCGGTTCACCGTAATACCGCAACCCCTGTAAACCCCGCAAACAACGCAAGGAGTAGATCATGTCTTCGGGCAAGCGCTACAAATTCAATGGTTCGCAGTTCAAGGTCCAGACGGGCTTCGGAGTCGCGAAGACCATCACGGGCGTCACCCTGGCGGAACCGCCGGTCGTCTCGTCGACCGCGCACGGCTTCGTCACCGGCGACGTGGTCCGCATCAATGACCTCGTTACCCCCACCGGCTTGGAGGGCAACCTCTACCCGGTCGACAACGAAGCGTCGGGCACATTCGAACTCGCGGGCGGCGATACGACCGGGGGCACTGCCTTCGCTGGCGGTAGCCCGCTCGCGACCGCCTCGCCCGTCACGTTCACGACCTTCTGCGAACTGACCGGCGCGAACCAACAGGATGCCGGCGCCGATACGATCGAAGTCACCACGATCTGCTCGACCGCGAAGGAGTTCGAACAAGGCCTGAGCGATTCGGGCACTCTGCAACTCGACTTCAACTGGGCCGGCAACGAGGCGGTGCAGGCTGCGCTGCGCGCGGCGAAGCTCAGCGGTGACCAGGTCGCCTTCAAGATCATCTTCCCGGGCACCGGCGGCATCGTCATCATGATCGGCACCGTGACCTCGACCTCCTTCCAGGGCGCGGTCAATGGGGTCTGGACGGCCTCGGCTTCGATCAAGCTCACCGGCGAAGTCTTCGTCTTCGAGGCGTAAGATGACGACCCGCGATGAACTGATCGCCGCGATGCGAGCGACTGCCGCGGAGCCTCCGCGCAAGCGCACCATCCCGAAGTGGGGCGAGGTCTACATCCGCGATGTCACTGTCTCGGAGATCGAAGACCAGACCGAAGATACCGCCGACAAGAAGAACAAGCACCGCATCGCGCGCGCAGCGGCGCGGGTTCTCTGCGATGCGGAAGGCGTCTTGCTCTTCAACTGCGACGACCCGGAAGATGTCGCATTGCTCGCCCGGCAGCCCTGGAAGTTGCTGAGTGCAGCCATCGCGGAGGATACGCCGGGAAACTGACGAAGCGCCAGATCCTCCTGCACGATCTGGCGCTAGAGATGGGCATGACGGTGCGGGAGCTTTCGGTGCGCATGTCGTCCCGAGAGTTCTCGCGGTGGGAGAAGTATCAGCGCACCGTCGGGCTCCCCTCTCGCCGCACGCATTTGCAGTTGGCTCTGGTCTGCCTAGTGGTCGCTCAGGCAATGGGCGGCGCATCCGATTACACGCTCGAGGATTTCCTCGTTGACCTGATGCCGAAGCCCGAAGCCCCGACCAATTCAGTTGCATCCGGCAAGATCGCCGCGGAGGCTTTTGCGGGAATCGGCGGCAAGAATGTGCGGGTTCTCGGGTTGAAGCGCAAGCGCAAAGCGAAGGCGGTGTAGCGCATGGCTACCTCTCTCGGTTCTCTGGTCGTATCGCTCGGGTTGAATGCTGCCGAGTTCACTACCGGGCTCACGAAGTCCGAGCGCGATGCTGAGAAGTTCGCCAAGAAACTCGACCAAGCGATTGCGGCTGGTGCTACCGCAGCCGCGGGGGCGATTGCTGCGATGGGTGCTGCGGCGATCGGCGCCTTCGCTGCGATCAACAACCTCGCCGGACAAGCGGGCGACTTCAAGGACTTCGAGGAGATCACCGGCGCGAATGCTGAGGCGCTCGCATCGTTTGCAGTCGCAGGCAAGACTGCGGGTGCGGACACCGCGACGCTTGCGGGCGCATTGAACAAGCTCACCAAAGGCCTCGTTACCACCGAAGATGAGACCAAGGATGCGGGCGCCGCACTCGCTGCGCTTGGTCTTCCGATCAAGGAGTTCAAGGCTCTCGACCCTGCGACGCAACTGGAGACGGTTGCGAAGGCACTCGCGGGATTCGAGGACGGGGCATCGAAGACCGCGGTCGCAATGGCGCTGTTCGGGAAGAGCGGAGCAGCGCTGCTGCCCTTCCTGAAGGAACTGGCCGCCGAAGGTGGGCGCCAGGTGATCCTGACGCAGCAGCAAATCGAACGCGCAGATGCCTACTCGGATGCTCAGAAGCGCACTCGCGCGCAACTGGAACTCTACCTCCAGGCGCTCGCGACCGAAGCACTCCCGACTATCACCTCTATCATTACCGCGACAAAGGAGTTCGTAGCGCAGTTGATCGGAGTCAGCACGCAAGCGAAGAACCTCGACGGCGAACAGATTCGCAAGTTCGCCGAGACGGGCGCGCTCGCTCTAGCGAAGCTCGTCGATGCGGGGGATGGCGTAGTTCGAGTCTTCCAGGCGGTGGGTCTCTCTATCGCTGCGGGGCTTGCTGCACGCAACGAGGCGATGAGCGGCAACCTCTCGGGCGCGCGAGCGATCATCGGCGAGTTCCAGAGCGACATCAAGCGGCTCCTCGAGAAGCCGCTTTTCTCAGCTACTCTCGAACGCGAGTTTGACAAGGCGCGCACGCTGCGCAATCAGGCTGCGCTCGAGGATCGCAACTTCAAGCCGCCCGGCAAGCAACTGAGTTTCTCGGGCAAGGAAGGCCCCGACAAGAAGGCCGAGATCACCGACGCAGAGAAACTGATTGCGTCGCTAGAGAAGCAACTTGAAAAGATGCAAGACCTCACGGTCCTCGAGCAAGTCGAACTCGACCTATCGAAAGCGAAGTTCACCGGGCTCACCGCTGAGCGACAAGCCGCCATCGAACTGCTCGCTGTACGCATTCAGGATGCCGAGATTGCCAAGAAGGTCGAAGCCGATCGCAAGAAACTCGAAGAGGAAGCCTCTCGCATCCGCGAGCAGAACTCGAAGACTCGCACGAAGGAGCTTGAGGCTGAGCAGAAGACTGCGCAAGGCATCCGCGACAGCAACAAGCAACTCGAGGAGCAGATTGCTTTCGTCAAGGGCGGCGAAGAGGCGGTGCGTAAGCTCACCCTTGCGAAAATCGACGCTCTCATCGTCGAGGCAAAGGACAAGGCGTTCGCGCTCGCGAACATTGAGAATACCGAGGCGCAAGTTGCAGTCCTGAACGAGCAGATCGCCGCGCTCGAAAAGCGCAAGCAGTTGGTCGGAGACCTCGCCTTTGCTGAGCAGTTGAAGAAGGAAGCCGAGGCGTTGCAGGAGGTCAAGAACGCCTTCTCCAATGCCTTCGCAGACTCCTTCCTCGAGTTCATCGAAGGCACCAAGAGCGCGAAGGATGCCTTCAAGTCATTCGTCGATGATATCCTGAAGCAGGCGACCCGAGTCGCTGCGCAGAACATCGGGAACATGATCTTCGGCGGCAACCAGACCGCGGGACCTGATTTCTTCGGAGTTCTGGCGAAGCTTGCGATGGGATTCCTCGGCGGCGGGGGCACGAGTTACCTCAGCGTAGTCGACCCGGTCCCGGGCGGCTTCGGCGGCTTCGCTTCAGGCACTTCCTTCGCTCCCGGCGGTCGAGCCTGGGTGGGCGAGAATGGCCCGGAGCTTGTCGACCTGCCTCGCGGCGCGAAGGTCTACTCAGCGCAGATGTCGCAGCGCATGGCGGGCAGCGGCGGCAACACATTCATCACCAACGTGCTGCCGGGTGCCGATACTCGCTCGGCTCGGCAAGCGGGCAACGCATTGCGCGGAGTAGTCATGCGAACGCTGAAGGATTGATATGGATCTGGATATCCGGTTCCCCGAGAAGGTCAGTTTCGGTGCGGTCGGCGGACCCCGATTCAAGACCAGCATTGCAACCGTAGCGAGCGGAGCCGAGTCGCGCACGCAAGAGTGGGAACTCGAGCGCGGCGAATGGACGGTGAGTCATGAGGCGCGCGCATACGGCGACTGGCAGCCTCTGCTCTCCTTCTTCCGCAACGTCGCAGGCATGGCGAATACCTTCCGCTTCAAGGACTGGGTCGACTTCGAGTGCTACTCCGGGGAAGGCTTCTTCATTGATAGCGAAGGTAGCCCGGTCGGCAAGCAAATGGTCAAGCGCTACACCTACGGCCCCTACACCTACGATCGGGTGATTACCAAGCCGGTGCAGGGGACCATCACCACGAACGCCGTAGGGCTCGACTATGCTACCGGGATCGCGACTAGCGGCACGACTTGGTATGGCGAGTTCGATTGCTGGTGCCGCTTGAACAACGACCCCATGAAAGCGCAGGTCATCAACCGAGGGCGCGAGGGCTTGATCGTCGGCTGGCGCGACATCGAAATCATCGAAGTGACTGGAGAAGAAGTATGAGCAAGGTGATCCCGCTTGCTTTGCAAACCGAAATGTCGCGTTCGTCGGCGCGACTCGCGACCTGCATCCGCATCGAACGCCGCGACGGCAACGTCTATGGCTTCACGACCAACCGCAAGATGCTGACAGTCGATGGGCTCGAGTATCGACCCGGGTCGAGCTTCACCCCGACTGACGTTGCTACCGGCGGCGATATGGGTCCCGATGACGTGCAGGTCGACGCGCTGCTCTCGCAGGCAGGCCTGACCGCCGATGATCTGCGCGCGGGGCGGTGGGACTATGCGCAGTTCCGAATGTTCATGGTGAGTTGGGCGAACCCGGCTGCCGGGAAGAACAAGCTACGCGCGGGCAGGCTCGGTGAAGTGCGCACGGGCAGGCAGATGTTCATCGCCGAACTCATCGGCATGATGGACGCCTACAGCACCAGTATCGGCGAACCCACCCAGGCGGGGTGCCGCAATGTGCTCGGTGATGAGAAGTGCGGAGTCGTCTTGGGTGCCGGGTCGCCGGTATATACTTTCACCGGAGTAGTCGATGGGGTCAGCACGAATCGCTTCGTCCTGACGGTGAATGATCGAACCGAAGATGCAGGCACCTTCGACCGGGGCACCATCACTTTCACCAGCGGCGATGCAGTCAACCTCTCCTTTGAGGTCAAGACCTATACCGTAGGGGAGCTTGAACTTCTCAGCCCGGTCCCGTATGATGTGACCGGCGACTCCTACTCGATCATGCGCGGCTGCCGCGGCCGCTTCATCGAGGATTGCGTCGAGACATTCGGCAACGGTCGACGCTTCAATGGGGAACCTTGGTTGCGCGGCAACGATGCGCTGGTGCAGATCGGCAGGCACAATGACTAGCCGGTCTCTCCTGATCGAGGAAGCTCGCACCTGGATGTGGACGCCTTGGGTGCATCAGGCTCGAGTAAAGGGGCTCGGCGTCGACTGCTTGGGATTGCTCGGGATGAGCGCATTGGCGCTAGGGCTACCGGGAGCCGCCGAATGGCGCGCAGATCCTGCGATGCATTCGTATGGTCGCCTTCCGCGCCCGGAGTTTCTCTATGCTTCCTGCGAGCGGTTCATGGACCGCATAGATCTCTCGCTCGCGCGCGAGAGCGATGTGCTGGTGATGGCGTTTCGTCGCTTCCCGCAGCACTTTGCGATGATAAGCAAGCCCGGCTACGTCATTCATGCCTACCAGTCAGTGGGGTTCGTGGCCGAGAATGGCATCGCTGTCGCCGGAGCGAAGGTTTTGCGAGCGTATCGGTTCAGGGGAGTTGCTTAGTGTCTACCGGTCAGATTCTAGGGATTGTCGGCGCGGGTATCGGGTATGCGATTGGCGGTCCGATCGGCGCGCAGATCGGGCTGCTCGCGGGCACGCTGGTCGGCAACCTTATCGATCCGCCCAAGGTCGAAGGACCCCGACTAAGCGACCTGAAACTTCAGCGCTCGACCTACGGTTGGATCACTCCCTATGTCTGGGGTACGGGACGACTGGCCGGCAACGTCATTGACCAGACGGACCTGGAAGAGCATAAGGAGACGAGCGGCGGCAAAGGCGGTCCCGAGGTCAGCAACTACACGTACAGCGCCTCGTTCGATATCCTTCTCTGTCATGGCCCGATCCGCGGGGTGCGACGACTCTGGGCGGACGGCCGACTCATCTGGTCGCAGGATGACGGGAAGGATTGCCCCTTCGTTCTCTACAAGGGCGGGGATGACCAGGAGCCGGACCCGACCTTTGAGGCGATTCATGGCGTTGGGAATGTCCCGGCATACAATGGGTTCGCGCATGCCGTCTTCACCGATCAATACTTGACTGACTTCGGCAACCGGATCCCGCAGTATGAGTTCGAGGTATACACGGAAGTCGGCGAGTTCCCCTGGCGGGTCTCCATTTTTGAGCCGATAGGCGACAGCGCCGGTCGGCTGCGCTCGGTGCAGTATGTCGCGGGCGATGTTCAGGTTGCCGACTATGACGACGTCAGCAAGCCTTACACCGACCTGACGGTGCGTCACTTCAGCATCCATGGCGTAGAGGATGAGAGCAAGCGCAGCGTCCGCTACATCAGCACGACATTCACGATGCCGTTGCAGAACTTCCTTGGAGTCAGCGACGGCGCAGTGCTCAGCACCTTTGAGCACGGCGGCGCAGAGGGCATCGACAACGGCAATGGCAGCAGCGGTGATGCGGTCGCAGGTCAATCCGCTGTTTACTATGCCGATTATGCATACTTCCTGTCAGGCAGCACGATCAATGGTCATGCAAATATCCATAGTCACTATGCGCCGGATCGAGTTATTGCGATGTCAGGCCAGTGCCTTATTTGCCCATATATCGCCACCTATGATCTTGGGCTTGCGGACGGGAGCGGCGGCAACGCTTCCATGTCGGATTTCGTCATCGCTACATCGAACACGCCTGACCGGGTGTACCTCTGGGATGGCCACGCGGAAGAGTTGACTGAGTTCGACGCCCCGGGGTTGACGGTGAGCCGTGTCTGGGACCTGAGCGCAGAGAACGCAGCGCGCGCCATCATCAACGGCTTCCTATTCACCGTCTATGAGACGGATGAGGGTGACCTGATTCTTGCCTGCGATATGGGCAACACCGGATTCAAGCAACTTGGCACATTCTACCTGAACGATGATCTGACCGCGACCTATATCGGGGCGGTTGGCCACGGTGGGGCCGGGTACATTGGTGACGTCTCATTGCTGGAAAATTCCCCGCTGGTACTCGTCAATGATGGAATCATTTCGCTCCGTCCGCCGCCCACCGGCGAGTCTCTCGCGACCATCGTAGCCGATCTCTCGAACATGACTTCTCTGGCGGGCTCTCCCAGCCAGTATGATGTAGTCGAACTCGAGAATGATGAGGTCCCATGGTTCGCTATCGCATCGAACATGACGGTGCGCAATGCGATTGCATCGCTACGCCCCATCTACTTTTTCAGTGCAGTCGAATGCGATGACCAGATAGTCTTCCGAAAGCTCGGGCTAGGTACCGCGATTGCAATCCCCGATGCCGACCTCTGCGCGAGAGAGTTTGGTGACGAGTCGCCGGATCCGCTGCTCTGCGTTCGCGCGCGCGAAGAGACGATCCCGCGCTCGCTCTCGCTGACCTACATCAACATCGAGGCCGACTACCAACCCGGAGTGCAGCGCGAAGAGCGCCGGTCCGCGCTATCGCAGCAGGATGTCTCCATCGAAGTAGCAGTGGGTCTCACCGATCAAGACGCCGCGCGAAAAGTCTCGGCCCTCCTTGCATCGGCGGTAGTCGAGCGCGAAACCTTCGAGTGGTCTCTCACTCGCAAGTGGGACCGACTCGTGCCGTGCGACATCGTGCTCATCCAGTCGCGCGAAATTCGCATCCTGACAAAATCCCTCGCCCCTGGCGGCGTGCTGAAGTTTACCGGCGTGCTTGCTGCCGCAGACCTCTACACGCAAAGCGCACCGGGCGCTACCGGAGGCGGTTTCGCTGAGCAACCGCCCGTAGGACTCCTCGCGCCCACTGGACTGATCCTCCTCGATATCCCGATCCTTTCGCAGTCGCATGCGCCCTTCGGGTTCTATGCTGCGATGTACCCGGCGTCAGTAGCGGGCGCATGGACGGGTGCGACTCTATACAAATCAATCGATGGTGGCTCAACCTACTCCTCGGTAGCCTCGACTTCCTCTGCAACAGTAATCGGGCAGACTACGACATCCGGGGGTTCACCGGTAGTCTCGGGCGCGCTCCCATCGCATAGCGGTAGCGATGTCATCGACGAATCCGAGATATGTTTGATCGTCTCGTCCCGACTTGGCTCGCTGCAAAGCATCAGCGAGGAAGCGCTGCTGAACGGCGGGAACCTTTGCGCGATCAGTAGAGGCTATGTCGGCTCACCTGCGGTCATTCAATGGGAACTGCTGCAGTTTCGAGATGCTATCCTGATCGGGCCGGAGACATATCTGCTGAGAGGCTTCCTGCGCGGGCGTTTCGGCACGGGCACGACTGGGCATGGTGCGGGCGATCTCTTCTGCCTCGTGCCCTTCGTCAACGTCGATGCGCCTGAATCGGAACTGAACCAGCCTTTCCTCTACAAGGCGGTGACCTTTGGCGCCGCGCTCTCTTCAGCATCCGCGATTGAGTTCACGAATACCGGAATTGCGACGACGACTTATTACGAGACCGTTGCAGGAAATCTCCCGGTCTACGGACAGAACACGACCGGCTCCCCGAATGTCCTGACGCCTGGTCTGGTGCCTTCGCCGCATGCGCCTGGGTGCGACCCTACCTACTTCCTCAATGAGTGCGGGGAGTGGTCGCTCGCGGTAGCGGGGAGCGCGGGAGGAGACCTCGTAGGTAGCTACCCGAATCCGAGCATCAAGAAAGTAATCCAGTTCGCTTGCTCGGATCTTTCAACTGCGCTGACCCCGGGAACCCGCAAGGCGGTCTTCCGTATGCCGCATGCGATGACTCTGACCGCGGTGCGCTGCTCCCTCGCCACAGCAGACACCGGCAGTCCCGTCTCAGGTATCACGGTCGATATCAATGAAGGCGGCAGTTCGATTCTCTCTACTAAGCTCACTATCGACGGGGGCGAGTTGACCAGCACTACCGCCGCAACCGCTGCGGTAATTTCGGATGCGTCGCTGGCCGATGATGCTGAGATCACCGTTGACATCGATGCGGTCGGCGGCAATGCAAAGGGGCTAGTGGTATGTCTAATCGGATACTGACGATGGATCGCAGGATCATTACGCGACCTTTGCGCCGTCAGCAGCGAGGCTTTTTCACTATTGATCCGTACCGAGGTGGCGGCGGGGGCGACCCAAACTTTTCCTCCGTCGTTCAGATGGCGCACTTTGACGGATCGAATGGCTCCACGACTTTAACTAACTCGTGCCCCCGCGGCAACACGCTCACGGTTCTCGGTTCCGCCACCATCTCCACCACGCAAAGCAAGTGGGGCGGCGCATCGCTTAGATCCCCGAACACTTCTTCCGGTGCGCAGAACCTTGCCAATATCGCTGACTACGGCTTTGGGACCTTGGCGCATACACTTGAGGGCTGGTTTTGGTTCGATACGCTGCGCGACACCAATGTTTGCTTCGCATGGAACGATGGGTCGCCGATTGTCCGATGTCGTTCACTGGGGCAGGTCAGTCTTTTTGCTGATTCCAGCTACAGGATAACTAGCGCCAACGGGGTTTGTAGTGCAGCTACTTGGCATTTTATTTCTTTTTGTCAAGAAGGTGCCGCCGTAGCCTCTACTCTCCGGAACTGGTACCTGCACGTAGACGGCAACTATATCGGCTCATGGAACTTCGGGGCACTGACGGGGGCCACCGGCCAACTCTATTGCGGGCAAGATGCATACGGTGAGGCGTTGGTTGGCTATGCTGATGATTTTCGGGTCACTAAGGGAGTGTGCCGGTATGGTCCGACGAACTATGCCGTGCCCACTGCACCATTTCCGAATTTCTGAGATACCCACATATGAAATGTAGAACCTGCGAAATGGTAGCGTCGTTGCTCGACAATCCTTACCAGTACTCGGGTCAGGTGCTGGCAAAAATCTGCGTGACGATCGCAACCGGGCTTTGGGCGGGCGTCGTGCTCTGGAAGGAGAGCGCACTCGAGCGCTGGCCTGGGTCTTCGTTTTTCTTCACCGCTCGAGGCGAGGATATTCTCGCTGCCTCTCTGCTACTGCTCGCCATCTGCGCTTTTCTGCGGCTTCTTTTTCGCGCGGTTCCGCTGATACTCGGTGCGGGAGTCTATGGAGTTTTTCTTCTCGTTTGGCTTTATACTTGGACAAGCTTGATGTTCGCTATCTCCTCGGGCATGACCGTTTTGCGCCCGGGACAGTTTGCCGGAGTTACTGTAATCACCGCACTCGCGATGTTCGCCTTCATCTCCAACCCGAAGAAACGGCGCTATGGATCTCCCGCAGATTGACGAAAATGCAGGATGGTTAGCCGGCCTCGTTTTCCTCGGCTCAGTTCTCTGGAAGGTCTGGCTTCGATTCAAGGCGGATAGCCGCGACGACAAAGCCGCAGCACGCGGACATGAGGCCGAAGGCAAAGTACTCGGCGGCTACGACCAACTGATAAAGCAGTTGCGGACCGAAGTCGAGCGACTAGCTGAGTCAGTCTCAGAAATGTCTGCGGCTCTGGATGAGGAGCGAAATGCGCGCTATGCTGCTGAGCGCGTAGCCATCGAACTGCGCGAGCGGGTTGACCAACTAGAGCGCAGGCTGCGACAGTTAGGTCATACCCCTTAACCGAGGTGAGCACATGAAGCTTCGACCACTAGCATGGGGCGCGAAAGTCAGCCCAGAGTTTCGAGGGAAGGTGCATCGCATCGCCGGCGAGATCGGTGCGGAGCCTTCCGACCTCATGGCCTCGATAGCGTTCGAGACCGGCGGCACCTTCGATCCCGCGATACGCAACAAGCAAAGCGGCGCGACCGGGCTGATTCAGTTCATGCCCAAGACCGCGATTGCATTGGGCACGACGGTCGATGCGCTCGCGCGCATGAGCGCAGTCGATCAACTCGATTGGGTGAAGAAGTACTTCGTGCAAAACGGGTATGCGGGAAGGATCGGAAACCTTCCCGACCTCTACATGGCGATCCTCTGGCCCAAAGCGATCGGCGAGCCTGGGGACTATGTGCTGATACGGGATGATGGCGGCAAGGCTTATATCCAGAACCGCGGTCTGGACCTGAACCGCGACGGCAATATCACCAAGCTCGAGGCTGCCGATCAAGTGCGCAAGCGGCTTGCTGCAGGCTTGCTTCCGCAGAACGCGACCGACTACGAAGCACTCACCGCAAAGGAGACCACCGCGATGGAACCTAGCACCGTCACTGGCGTCACCGGACTTCTGAGCCTACTGCATCCCGCAGCGGGCATCCTCTTCCAAGCGTTCCAGCCTCTCATCAAGGAGCAGTTGGCGGCGGTGGTCGACAAGCATAGCGATACGCCTGGGGTGGGCCAGGCGCTTGCGAACAGCCTGTCGGAGGCGCTGCTCGGATCCGCGATGAAGGAAACCGGGAAGAAGGATGAACTCGAGGCGGTCGCGGTCGCGCGCCAGAACCCCGCGATGGTCGAGAAGGCGCAGATCGCAGCGACCGAATCGCTGAGCGAACGGATCAAGCAATTGGCGCCGCTGCTCGACCGCACTATCGACTACGACAAGGCGAAGTGGGACGCCGAGCTTGCGAGCAAGAAGTTGACCTCGCAGGTCGCCATCGAAGAGCACAGGGCCGGGCTCTGGGATATGACGAAGTATCTCGTTAGCTTCGCGGGCGTCATGCTCTGCGCTCTCATCTTCTCGCTCATCGGCGCGCTGGTCTTCCAAGCGACGACCGGCGACCGCGAAATCGACTCGGGACTTCTCGGTATCGCGGGTCCGATCCTGATGGCCGCGGTTACGGGCTGGCTGGCAATCATCGCTTACCGCTTCGATGGTAGCAAGCAGTCGAGCGACCAGACCAAAGCGGTCATCGGGATGACTTCCCGCAACATCGACCGCGAAGAGTAGCCCCATGCTTTTCTCCCTCATAATCGAACACAAGGTTCCGCCGCAGCTACTGAGCGCACTGGCGGAAATAGTGACCGCGCTCACCACCCTCAACAGCACAGGAGTCCGCATCATGAACAATCTGACCGAACTGGAAAGCAAGATCGCAGCGCTCGAGGCGAAGGTGACCGAATCGTCCGATACGCTGAAAGGCCTCGCGCAAGCTGTCATCGACCTGAAGGCGTCAGGCGATGTGCAGGCCAACATCGATGCGCTCGCTGCTCGCGCGCAGTCGGTGCTCGACAAGCTCACCGCCGCCGAAGACGAAGCGGACGACCAACTCCCGACGACCCCGCCGACGCCCTGATCGCCATGTCTGACCTTGGGGTCGTCTATGATCGGGCTCGCTTAACCGGCGAGCTTGATTACCGCCGGCCCTTCGGCGGTACCGGGGGAACGGGATCGCGCGTTACGATCCCGTTCACCCTGGTAGCGGAGTTCGAGAACTCCGAGGACCCGCTACTGCTTGCTCTCTATGCGCGCATCAAGAAACAAGCCGATGAGGAAGCGGTGCGGTACTACTCCAATCACCTCAGTGCATTAGGAGACTTCTGATGACCAAATGCTTTCACCCGAACCCCGCCGATGCGTCGCTGTTCTCGAATATCTACTTTCGCATCCCGCCCGGAGGCGGTGCCGTCGTGATCGATGCGACCGAGTGGGTCGCCTTCGGTAACTTGGCCGGCGCACTGAACTGGGCGACCGCTCCCGACCCCACTCCGATCCCGACGGATCCGGAAGTCACCTTCATGGCCCGTGCAGCGGTGGGGCAGAACTGCGCATGGGGGACGCTGCTGACCCCGACTGAGCAGAATTGGGCGGTCGCGAAGTGGGGCGGCGAGGCGTCGTTGCGCGTGCAGGCTTATGGCGGCGGCGGATCGGGAGGCGCCAATGTGCAGGAGCGGCGCAACCCCGATGGGACCTACTCGTTTATCAAGTTCGAGGGCGGAGCAGATGGCGTCTGGTATCCCGACGTCAAGGTGCCGCAGCCCGATGGATCATCGGTCAGCGCATCGGATCTCTGGTGCGCTGAGAAGGTCAAACCGAACTCACTGCCGCGACCGCTGCCCTGAGCGCCGCATTGACCGCTTGAAAGGAACCCCATGAACAAGCCCCCGCATAAAAACCGCACCTTCCCCCGCAAGCCGAGCTATGTCGACCGAATGGTTGCGGAGGCGCCGGAGCAGAAAATCGTTCATAGACCGCAGCAGAGCACGGAATTCCGCGCGGAAAAGCCCCCTGCGCTCTCGCATGAGCCCGACTCGCTCGAATCGCTCAGCGATGCGTCGCTAGAACAGGTCGCCAACGAGAATTTCGAGCGTTTTTCCGCTGCTTTGAACGACCCCGCGACCGATCCCGAGGGTGCTGCCGCAGCGCAGTTGATGGTCGACCGCGCGGTCGCGCTGCTCAGCGCTCGCGGAATCACTTGGAACCCGCCGAATTTTGCGGGCGTGATCGGGTAGCGCGACTACTTGTCCCAGGTCGCGGGGACCCAGCCCTCGGTAATTTCGTGCGGCTTGGGTCGCCCATGCATCGAAACATGCACGCAGTCCCGCGGAATTCCCCGGACGGCATGGTAGCGATACGAGCAGCAGAACCCTTTCGGTAGGATTTGCCAGCCGCCAATCGCGGTGATCCAGTCCTGATCGCCCCGATATAGTTGCGGAACCGCCCAATCGAAGTCGTCAAAGATGCGTCGATGCTCGTCGCCATCCCAGACCATCACCGTAGAGCATAGGGTATGTGTGGTCCAGCCCCAGTCGGCGAGGTCGATAATCCCCTTGTTTTCGACGAAGCGGTCGAGGTTACCGGTGACGACTCCGTCGAGGTCGAAGAAAACCACGCGCCCCTTGAACCGACCCGGTCGGAACAACTCGATTTTCGACCACCACCCAGGCCAGTCGCCTTCATCCTTGAGGCAAACGAACTCATACGGGCGGCTCAGGTGGCGTGAGACGGAGCGGCGCAATGCATCGACGTACCGGTCGCCCATCCCCAGATAGTCCCCGTAGTTCACGCAGGCGATGGTGAGCTTCATTTTTTGATGCCTTTCGGTTGCGAGATTTCGAGGTACTCTGGTTCAGTGCTTAAAAAAGAAGTGACTTCGATGAGCCCGGAGCCGCCGCAGCGAGCGCATGAAGCAAACTTCCCATCGCAGCCTTGGCAAACGACCCGGTGCGGAGGAGGCGTGGGCCGGATCGGCGACCGAAGCGGCGCTCCGCATCCGCAGCAGTTCAGCGACCCGGGAGGCTGGACCTCCCGCGCGCAGTAAGCGCAGCCCGTCTTGCGCGGACGGGGCATTGGCTGGCGGGGATTCTGCGGCACCGCATCACCCGTCCGTGTAGTAATTCGGATACAGCCCGCTGCCGAAGACCTCTGGATACACCGCAGGATTGCACGGGCGTGCATCCTTATTCCCGTAGATCGAGTGGGCCGGATCGAAGGCATGGATTGCGCCGGTCGGACCATAGCACCTCGACTCGTATGCACCAATCTCCTGCCTGCACGCCGCGCAGGTCGCTTTGTGTGGTCCGCAATGCGCTCTGTCGATTGTAGTCATATGCCTCCCGTTCCCAGCGTCTTGCGGCTGAGCTTGTTGATGAGTGCTTCCCGTTTGAGCACGAAGTTCTTCACCTCAATCTCATGGACGTAACGCGGCAGCATCGCCCCCGCATTATCCATGTTGATTTTCGCCGCCACCACTTCGATGATGGCATCAGCAACAGCAGTCGCGTCGTCGCGTGTCATTTGAGTTCCTCGCGCATGGCTCGGATAGCGGCGGCGCACTGGCGCGCACCAAGACAAAAGAGCGGGTTGGGCAGTTTGTCGTTGGCGCGGTCCTCGCACGCCTGCGCCGCATCGTCCAGCGCGAGCCGGGCGGCGGCTAGGGCGACGTGGCATAAATCGCTGTAGCTATACCCGTGGCCGCAGTTATCGCGGTCATCAGCCAGCGCCATCAGCCGTTCGCGCAGGTCAGCCTTCATAGCGGCACCGGGGACGCGATGAATTCGGGCCGGGCCTCTCGGTCAACCTCAAACGCGGCCAGCGCGGGGCCGTCCTCGGTCGCATAAAGCTTGAAGGTGCGCGGCCACACCGACTCCCAGCCGTCGTGGTTGCTGTGATAGTCGTCCGCGCATCGCTCGGCGCAATCGTCGTACCACGGCTCGCCGCGCTCGATCCAAAATGCCGGGACCTGCGCCTCGTAGCGGGACTCGCTATCGTTGCACGAATACCAGATGGACGCTGTTTGATCGCTCATTTCGTCCCCTGCGCTGCGGGCGGCGATCCGCGCTTCAATCTCTCCATCACAATCGTGCGCCCACCCGTGTCGGTCGATGCTCTCCATCCGCGACTGCAAGTAACTGTAGGCCCACCTGTGCGCGGCGGCATCCGCACGCACGGCGGCGGGCGGATTGCACGCCATTACTTGCTGCTCGACCCAATTCTCCTTGCATGGTGACGGTTCGAGAGTCGGCGCGGGCGCAGCGGGGGCGGGTCGCTGCCTCTCTTCTACGCTGAGTATCCCCGATAGTGCCCGCGTATCGGTCCAATCGGCGGGCGCAGCGGGGGCGGGCGGTACGTTGATGCAGGCGTAACAGTTCACCTGTTCGCGGTCTTTGCCGTGCGGGCAAAGGGCGGGCGGGGCGGGCGGGTGATGCTGTGCTGCGAAGATCGAATGACACCAAGGGCACTCTGTCATGTCGGGTATAGCTGCATCCGGCGCGCTCATTCCTTCTCCTCCAGTTCGCTCTTGTACTCCTTGAGCTTGCGCGTCCAGAAGGCTTCCGCCTCTGCGTTGCCCTGCTGCTTGGCGCTCTTGATGAGGCACTCCGCGCGCTTGCACCGTTTCTCCAGCGTGCGCCGATCCATCAGTGCGAGGTCTTCGATAATCATGTGCGTCCCTTTCTGATTTGAACTACAGGAACCCGGTTGCCGTACTCCGCCAACGCGACATCATCGAAGTGCGCGACCAGTACGCCGGTCGGGTTGACTGCTGATGGCGAGAAGTCGAGGCGCACCGGAACCGGAGCCGGTCGCCCGTCAAAGTAGAACTCCGCCCGCGCCCCGGGCGGCACCTCCACCGTGAAGTCTGCCCGGAAGCCATAGTGAACGCCAAGGGCGTACTCCTTCGCCTCGCTCATGAGAGTCGAGACGTCGATGTAATCGAAGTCCTCTCGCACTTTGCTGAAGTACATCAGCGGGCAGGGGACAAGCTCGTCAAGCGGACCAAGCAAGGCCCCATCGGCGTCGACCCAGTAACACACTTCCGGGACAGCATATCGCGCCCGGGGCACAACCTTCATCAGCGAGGAGGCCCGGACTATCGCCGGAGCCACCGCAGCCGCTAGGATCATGCCTAGGAAACCTCTCCGACTCATCAGCATTTATACTTTCTCCAGTAGGTACTTCTCAAAATCCTGCGGGTCGACATCATCCAAGTCGCCCCAGGCCCGACCCATCGAACTACTTGCGAGCACCGGGATGCATAATGCGTACGCGCTCGTCAGCGCATTATGCAGTTCGCGCGCTGCCTGCGCCCCCGCGCGCGAACGGGGCACTCCGGTATCAAGCTCATCATGCACCGTGAGGTAAATCAGGAGCACATCGAAGACTCCCGCCTCCCAAGCGTCGAGCATCGCGCGTTTCATCCAGTCAGCGCAGGAGCCCTGTAGCATGCGGTTGAGCGACTTGTGCTCGAACCCGGCATTCAAATGACAGAGGCGGTTGCCGATCGTGCGCACCCAACCATCGCCGGTCTCGCTCAGCGAACCGCGAGTCTCGGTGATCGTGCAGTAGTGGTTGTAGGTCGCGCGCATGAAGGGCAACTTCTCATTGTAGGTCGAGAATATCTGCTTCGCTTCCGAGAGCGAACGACCGATCATCGAGGCGAACTTCGGGAGTCCCATGCCGTAGAGCGTGCCCAGCGACAGCGACTTAGCCTCCTGATAGGGGAGACCGGTGAGCCCCGCAGCGAGTCGGTAGAAGGAAATTTTCGGGTCGTTGCGATAGGCGTCACGCACCTCCTCAATCCCTTCACCCTGGCCGTAGTGCACGCCAAGACGAAACTCGATCTGCGATAGGTCGAGCTTCAACCATGCCAGCCCCTCGTCGGGCACGAAGCAGGAGCGCACTGTGGGGCCCCAGTACTCGTCGCGTGCGGGGACCTGCTGCAAGTTCGGGTTCGAGGAACTGAACCGACCGCTGACCGTGCCGTAGCTGTCGCTGCGCAGCGGATGGAACTGGCAATGGATGCGCCCTTTTTGCGCGGTGCCGAGCAACGCCCCGCGGATGAAAGTATCGCGCATCTTGTAGAGCGTGCGCAGGTCGTTCACCTGCCGCAACTTCGGGTGCAGTTGCTCCTTCAGCCAGCCCTTGGTGAAGCTCGGGTTGCCTTGCGCTGTCAGCGGGTAGGCGATGCCCTCAGCCTCGCATAGCGCGCGCAGGTCGCCGGGGGCATGCACGTTGAACCCCAACTCCTTCTGCATCGCGTCGAGCTTCATGGTCAACTCGGCATCGACTTCCTTGCACCGCGCTTCGTTGATAGGCACGCCTTGCCGACGCATATGCAGCAGCATCGGAATCAGGCGTGACTCGAGCAGGAAGATGTCGAGTTGTTCGAGATCGCGCAGCATCGCCCATTGCTTGCGGATGATTTGCAGGGGCAGTCGCGCGTCTTGCTCCGCATAGGGACCGACGAGTTCTGAGGGCGCACGCCAGATGTTCGCGCGCTGCGCCCCATCGGGCTTCCCGCCATATGCATCCGCGCACCATTGGTAGAGGAGCGAAGTCTCCTTGCGCAGACCAAGGCGACGCTGCGCGATGGAATCCAGCGAATAGCTCGACTCGTATTCGTAGATCAGTGGGTCCGCGAACTGCACATCATAGAAGGGCCCCTCGACATGCACCCCGGCCTCCTCGAGGAATTCGAGATCGTAGAGGAGATTCGCGCCGACCTTCGGTTGCCGGGGACGCCCTAGCTGATCCTTCAACCATGCGAAGACCGGGACGGGATCAAGGTTCTCGCCGATCGTATGGCGGATCGGGTAGTAGGCGCAGAAGTCATCAGCCGCGACGCTGACGCCGACTATGAAACCATCCCGCATCGCACCGGGGCCCAGGGTGAGCAAGTCGGGGTCGAACGTCTCGGTATCGAAGGAGATCGCTTTCGCCGCGGAGAGGTCGGGGAAGATAGCGCGCGGCTTCCATCCTGTCTCGGGAATCCCGGGCAGGATGCGGGGCTGCTTCGCTTTGCGGTCGACCTTCTCCCGGCTATACTGCTCGGGCACCCAAAACAGCCCTTCGTCGTCGAAGAGGTTACCCAAGGCCGCTCACCCGCCGAAAGGCGCCCGCGCCCTGCGTCCAGAACTTGAATAGCGAGTCGGGGTTTAGCCAGTCACGGTATGCTTCCTCGGGAGTCTTGCCGAACCCGATCCCATGGTCATCCGGTCCGCGGCAATAACAGACCCATCCGTCACCGTCGTAGGGTTGCGCCCGCTGTATATGTGGTTTCGGTTTCAAGGCATCCTCTCGACTTCCCAGCTCTTTTTCGCGCAGTAGCTTTCAATTTGCGCAAGCGTCCAGCCTTTCATATAACGAATGATGGGCGCGCAGAGACCGCCGCGCACGATGCCCGCGACGAAATGCGGGGCGCTGATTCGCAGCATCATCCTCGACCCCACCAGTACGTGCGCAGCCCGCGCACCCAACCCGCGGCATAGACAAGCGAGAGCGCGAAGATACCCCACTGCTCAGCCTTCCAAGCGGCGTAGCACCAGAAGGGCTGCGCGATGATCCCGATCACGGGAGCCCAGCGGCGCTGCGCGAAGGAGGGCGACTGCGACAGCCAGATCGAAGCGACGCCGCAGATGGCGATGGCTACCTGTTCGATCATGCGGTCGCCTGCCTCGACAACGAAAATTCGAGGATGGTGCCCTCATGTATTACCATGGTCCCATCTTTTTCGAGCGCGGACGAGTTGATGCGGATGCCCGCGCCCCCGAAAATATCGAATAGCATTTCCCGCGTGATGCGCACATCCTTCGATATGCGAACGCGCAGCGATCCATCAGCATGCGACAGCACATAGCCGATTGGCTTTGCGCTTGGATCATGGTTGAGCAGAATCGGTATCGGCTTCACGCTGCCGCCTGTTCGGGCTTCACTCCGACCGCGACGCCTTCGATCCCCTCGCCCGCGAAGAACACCGGTTTCGGGTAGGTCGAGAAGTCGCCGTGCGACGCGACGCTCAGCACCAACGAGAGCAACTTCGCCGAGTAGGTGCCGCAGCCCTTTTTTACCGAGACCTCATACTCGGACTCGATCGTCGCGGTCTTCCCTTCGATAGCGCCAGGCGAGAGCGTCACGAATCGATCCGCGAACTTCTCGACCATTTTCGCGGCGTCGAGCAGTTCCGAGTCGAGCGGCTCGAGTTTCTTCGGCTTATCCTTGAAGAAGGCGCGCACATCGGGCCAGTCGCCTTGATGCTCGGGGAAGCTCAGCACTACACGCTTGTGCGCGACAAAGACCTTGTGCTCATCTTTCGCGACCCACTCGATGCTGGGCAGCGCGAGCAGCACCGGAATCGCGGGCGACGGAATCTTGAGTTCGACGTCGAGCGCGATGGGTGAGCGCACAAGAGCGAGATTGTTGGTCGCCCATGCATGACCATACTGGAAGAGCGCAGCGACCGACCATGGGCGCGACGCATCGGCGCTGACAAAAGGCGCGACCTTCCCTAGCGCGTTTTGCAGCAGCGATGCATCGAAGCGGTCTTCCTTCGCGGGGAGCACCATGCGGTCTGAAAATACGCTGTCTGCGCTCAGTTTGCGCACGCGGATGGTGAGCTTTTTCTGTTTGAAGATGAGGTGGTCTTTCGTCTGACTGACCGACAGCCCCTCGCCCTCGCACGCCGCGAGTGCCCGCTCGAGGCGCTCTTCGTTGACTGCAAACGTCTCGTTCTCAGCGGGGAAGGGTGCTTGCAGGCTGACGATGCCATTGAAGGCGCGCACCTGATTGTCGGCGAAGGTGATGTGCCGGTAGCGTTCGATGGCCGCGCCCGTCTCGCAGAGCATGCAGGCGAGGCGCAGCGACTCGATGGCTTCGGGAGGTACGTCGAGCTTGCTCATGGGATCCTTAAATCAAGGTTGAAAGCTTGACCGCATCGCTCGCGCGCATCATCAGGTGCGAACCGCCGATGATGAAGCTCGTCCCTTTCGGAACAAGAGAAACATCGCGCATCCCGAAGGTTTCGAGCAGGTAGGCGTTGAAGTCGCGGCGGAACTCATCGCTGACGCAGAGCCCTTCGCGCAGTTTCAGCACCGGTTCATAGCGGTCGGGTATTTCGACGAACGACAATCCGAGCAGCGAGGAGAGACCGAAGGGATACGGCGGGACCAGCGTATTGCTCATAGGAAGAGTCCTTGTTCGCGTTTGATGACCGGGCGCTTGTATGACTTCAACCACTCGCGCATCTGGTGCGCATTGAAGAGGATGCGGTAGGAGAGATCGCTTTCGATCTCCTTCAGGCACGTCCCCGCCTCCGCGATGCGGTTGAGGATGAATTGCTGCTCATCGTAGGGCAGGGTTCGGTAATGAGCGCGGAGAGTGCGCTGCTGAGGCGACTCTTGCGAAATGGCAATGGAGTCGATGGTGCCCGACTCGCTGACGTAACTAATTCCTCCCATCGCTGCGATGTATAACCACGTGGCGCTATCCACGGTATCGAATGGCGCGCGAGAGAGCATTTTATATCCTGTAGTAGCAAGTCCATGCACAAGAATCCCTTTGCTGTGCGCATACTCGAGCGACTCCTCAGCGCAGCGAATGCGGTGCTCCTCGGCGAAGTCCTGCCGAAAGCCCATCGCCACGAAATCATTCATGCCGACTACCTCGCGCAGGCGCGAGTTCGGCTCGGTTTGGTGGAAGACCGGCAGCACTCGGCTACCATAGCGCTTCTTGAGTATCTTGTAGTTGTCATCGCTGCGCGCGAGCGCATCGACTACCTCAGATGGCGTCGCGACTTTCCCGAAGGACCCTGGTATCACGTCGAGGTTGATGAGCCAGACCTGGAGCTTCGGATTCAGTTTGCGAATGGTGTCATCATAGGTCGCGATGAGGTCGTTCAGTTCGACCTTGTGGCCCTTGGTGAAGGCGGTGAAGGCACCCGAGTCGAGCATGACCTCCTTCATCCCGGAGTCGGGATGGTGCGAGACCGCAGTCCACGTCTTGGTATTCCCCTTGAACGCCGAGTGCATGGAGAGCAGGCGGTAGGGGATGAGCGCAGCGACGCGGGGCAGCACCTCATTGCGGATGCCCGACGCGCCAGAGAGGAAGTAGCGGAGCATGCTTACCCTTTGCGAATTCGTTTGTAGAGCGCAGCCGTCGACTTGCACTTCTCGCACTTGCCGCAGGGCACCTCGTTGAAGCTTTCGGTGCAGGAGAACGTCGCGCGGAAGAGCGTCGGTTCGTAGTTCAGCGCTGCGCGGTAGTCCTCGTCGCGATGCTCGACTCTCGGAAGATAGAGCGCAGTCGCAGGCAAGTTCATGGCGGTGGGTATCGCAGAGCCCATGAAGGTCCGTCGCCCGATCACGACTGACTTAAGCCCGCGCTCATTCGCAACCTCGCGCGCAAGCTCGACCATCATCAGCGCCTCGCGGTCGGTGATATGAAGATGCGAGCGCGCAGCATATGGGATGGTTTGAACTGGTAGGTCGTAGCGCGAAGAAAATGCGATGACCGCCTCTCGCTCGCCCTCGCCCGCGGGACCCAGATTCTTGTAGAAGAGGAGAAGCGGCTTGAGTCCTTCTCGGATCGAGTTCAGCATCGTCACCGTGCAGGCGAGACCGCCGCTATAGAGCAGCAGGTAGGTCGGCTTCACTACGCAAGTCCTTTCTGCTCGGCGATCCAGTCGCTGATGACGATGGTGCCCTTCTCATGCATGTTGAAGTGCATCGACTTGACCTGCGAAAGCGGAATCCAATGGTTATCGCCGTCGACTTCGATGAGAACCGCGTTGTCCGTCTCGCGCACTCGGACGCATTCGATTTCGGTGCTCATTGCAAGTAGCTCCCGATTGCGCGACCGACGAGGATACCCAAGTAGATGAGGCAAAGCGCCCGGTAGAGGTTGCCCCAGGCCGGCAGCCTTTGCTTGTAGTACTCCTTCATCATGCCGAAAAAGAAAATGCCGATGAGCGTAGCGAGTAGTTGCGAGAGTTGCGCCGTCATGCGTTCTCCATTGAGGCATCGAGTAGCTGTTCATTCGATCCCCACTTACCCCGATGAACCAAGTCTGCGGGTGCTCCGAAGTTCGAGAGGATGCTACGAAGAAGGTGCTTATGGGCTCCCGTCTGCGTCGCGAGGAGTGAGTAGCTCAGCAGCGAATGCAGGAAAGGCGCGCGAAACTCCACGCTGTGCGCGAGACCAATCTTGTTGCTGAGGTCAAGACTGCACTTGGGAAGCGAGTTCAATGCGCCTAGTTGCTTAGCCGCGATGCGGTATGGAATTTTCAGTCGCTCCGGATGCGGCGGGTAGCCCGAGAAGAGTTCGTCGCTGCCTTCTCCTGAAAGCACTACCCGCGTTGGGCTGTTCTGCGCTACATACCAGTTTCGGACTGCGACTCGCCATTGCAGCGGCTGGAGCGAGCGGCAGTCGGAGTGCTCCATTATTTTATCGCGGTCGCGCGCGAGGAGCGCCTCATCGACGTAGATCACCTTCAAGGGAAAGCCGGTCGACGAAGCTACTTGCAAAGCATGTCGACTATCCTCGGTATCGCCGAACGAAACGCAGAGCATCAGTTTCGGAGCAATCCCGAGGTCGCGCATAGCGAAGATTACCGCGCTCGAGTCGAGACCGCCAGAGCAGGTCACCGAGAACCCGGTATCAGAATGCATCGCGCGCGAGAGCACTGCGCGGCGGAGTAGCGACTTGAAGTAGGGCACCGAGGGCGGAGGAGAGTCGAAAACGGTGAGACCATAATGCGGCCATCGGTTACGCTGCACTACCTTGCCCCTGGCGAAGCGACCGGTAACTCGTATCACGACCTTCTGGTGCGGCATCAATTCGATGGCGGAGTTAAGCCAGCGACGCTCGCTGCTCACCGCGACGAAAGGCTTTACCTGATAGTAGAGCGGGCAGGCACCGAAGCGGTCTCGGTAGAGCGTCAGCAGCCGGTTCGAGGGATCGAAGCTTGCGATGGCATAGTCGCCGTCGATGAAGTGCCGCGGGTCGAGGCCATCATCCAGCATGCGCCCTAGCAGTTCGACTTCGCTCTTCGCGGCGGGGTCGAGGCTATGGTAGTTGTAAATCTCCCCGTTCATGACCACGATGCGGCCCTTCGCGGTGCGGTGGGGCTGCTGCGCCTCGGCTGCGTCGGTATCGACAATCGCTAGCCGAGCGAACCCCACACAGAGGTCCCCGGCGCTAACGATGTGCGAAGCATCCGGCCCGCGGTAGCGCATTTGCCCGAGACCGGCTGAGGTAAGTAAGTCGGAAGGGCTGATGAAAATTCCGCACATAGCTCAGACTACCGTCTCGAGGAGCAGGTTGGGTCGCGGGTCGTTCGGAAGAACCACTTCATATCCGAGAGAAGTTAACGCATGCGCCAGGTGCCCTTGCGTTACCCGGCAGGCGACGCGGGGCATGTAGCGGGGACGCGGCAGCATCGACATCGCTTGTTTGATCCCCCACTGAGCCTCGAGCAGGTCGCAGTTAATGGGCTGTCCCAGGAGGTCGACCAGCCAGTAGCTTTGAATTACTGCGACGTCTTTCGAGTCGCCGATAAGCGCTTGGGCTGCCTTGAGCGCCTTGCCCCATGAACCCGTAGTATAGACGATGACCTGTTGCGGATACGTTACCCAGTTCATCGACCCGACGACCATCAGCGCTGCGGGCAGTTTGAAACTGAAGCTTCCTTCCGTCAAGCGGTAGCAAATACTCGCCCCGACATTCGGGCGCGCGATGCTCACCACGGAAGGGCTAGAGAGTCGGTTCAGCACATCAAGAAGAACAAGAGGATCGATGCGCGGAAAGATCGAACCGAGAGCGTCGAGGAAGCGCCGCGAGGTCTTGCACTCGCCATCTACTTTGTCGCTGCGCGAAGAATGGCAGAGGTGCAGCGGAACGCCTCGCGCGAGTGCCTCCATCACCAGTTCTTTTTTGTTCGCCAAAAGCTTCACTGGTGCGACGAGTCTGAGGTTGAAGCAGCGAAGCATCGCGTCTGCCTTTTGCAGAAACTCGACGGATGAATCCGCGTAGGTGCTGTCGGGCTCCGCGCCGATCACAATTGAGGTGAACCCATGCGAGAGCGCGAAGGCCGCCGCCTGTGCGACGAATATCAGGTTGCGCGCGGGAATCTCGACATGCGTATCCGCGTCGGTGCTGAGTTTCATCCGCTGAACCGTGAAGGGGACCAGCCAAGCCTCGCAAAGCCTGACCGCTTTCCCGACCTCTGCCTGCGACGATTGGCCGTAGTCGAAAATCAGCGCATGCACTTCGTCGATCTCGGGATCGCTGACCATGATGGCGAGCGAGAGTGCGCTGTCGAGTCCCCCGCTGAGAAGGACGACTGCTTTGTCTTTGTACTCCGTAGTCATCGATGCCCCCGCCAAGCGAACTGTAGAAATTCTTCCCGGGCTCCCGCCTCGCGGAAGACGCCGCGCAGCGCGGAAGTAGTCGTGAAGACTCCCGGAGTATGGACGCCCCTGGTCGCCATGCAGAAGTGCTCGGCGCGGATGATGACCCCGGCGCCCTTTGGCTTCAAGTGCTCCTGCATCGCCTCGGCAATCTGGTTGGTCAGGCGCTCCTGCACCTGAAGTCGCTTGCTGAAGGCGTTGACGAGCTTCGGGATCTTGCTGAGTCCGATGATGCGCCCCGAGGGGATGTAACCGACCACCGCCGTCCCCACGAAGGGCGCCATATGGTGCTCGCAGTGCGACTGCACCGGGATGTTGTCGAGCACGATCATTTCGTCGCACTTCTCCGCACCATCCTCGAACGTCTTGAAGAGCGCGGGGATGTTTATGGTGTAGCCCGCGAACCATTCCTTGTATGCTTTCGCCACGCGCATGGGAGTATCCGTGAGCCCCGCGCGCATATATGACCCGCCTTCGATCTCGCGGAGCATCAGTGCGACGGCTTCCTCGATCGTAGGTTCGTTCACTTCTCCCCCTTCGTGAGGTACTCGCCCTTGCGGTCGCGCGCGCGATGCAGATCCTTGGCTTCGGTTTCCAGCGAGAGGTTCAGTTGGCAGCGCGCGCAGAAGTACTGCCCCGGAGTCGCGGTCATCGCCCGCACCGCATCCGACTTCTTGCATGTCGGGCATGCGGGCAGCGCGCGCGAGAGGGTCTGTCCTGCTTTCATCATGGTAGCTCCTTTACTTGTAGACTTCAGCCCGGCACTTGCGGGTCTCTTCGACGATGACATGAATCAGTTCGGCGCCGGTGCCCGCGAGTTGCGCAGGACCGACGGTTTGCAGAAGGAAGAGCGCCATGTTCTCGGCTGTGGGATTGAACGGCACCCAGACCAGCGACTTCTCCATCATCTGCTGTCCGGGACCGCCCTCGTGGGAGAAGAGGTCGTGCATGAGGTCATCCTGCGACCATGCCAAGAACCGATGGTCCCAGTTTTCCTCGAGCCAGATGCAGAGGCGCTCCTTGATGACCGAGAAGTCGAGCACCCGACCGACCGCATCCAACTCCGCTGCGCGAATGGAGAAGGTCACCCGGTAGTTGTGGCCGTGCAACAGCGCGCACTTCCCTTCGTGGTTATGCACGCGATGCCCGCACGAGAAGTCGTGGTAACGCCGCGCGACGATGACCGGTCCCTGCGCTGCCAGGTGAGTTGCAAGCTCTTCTACATCTACGACTACTTCCATCTTCGGAATCTCCGCCACTTCACTGCTCCCCGAAAAGATCACTCGGCCGGCGTAGTTCGATGTGGTGCTTATCGAACAACTCCTTGAGGCGCGAGCGCATGCTGGTATGAAAAGTCCATTGGGATTCGAGTTCATCGCTGCTGATGCCCGGGCGAGCTTCGATCATCGAGTAGAGCACCATGCGCTCGCTGCCCGCTTTGCCGTTCGGTCGGTCCTTGGGGAACCAAGCGGCGTTGTTGGTGGTAAAGAACTTGTGGTTCATGCGCAGGCACCGACGCGGAACCAGTAGACTACCGCATAGAAGAGCATGCCCGCAAAACCGAGGACGCCCATGGTGTTTCGCATCCAGAGCGCGATCCCGAGAGGAATGATGACGGATCCGAGAGCGACCGCCACCAACGCGCTCATTGCTCGAACTCCGCGGCGAGCTTGCGGCAGGTCGGGCAGCGGCGCAGCAACTCCTCGCGCGCGCCCGCGCGGGGGACCTGACCCTGGTTGATTGTGTCGAAGTAGGGCAGCGGCGACTTATGGGAGAAGCCGCGGCGCGCCATTTCTGCGACCAGTTGCTCGTGCCGAAAGGCGATGCTACTCGACTCGAGCAGCCCCGCATCGACATACCCTTGCATGCTTATGCCCTTCGCAATGCTGCCGACGAACATATGCAGTTCGAGGTGCTCCCCGAGAAGGTGCTGCGTGCACATCGTTTCTGGCTGAACCATCCACATTCTCATCGAAAGGCCTCCGGCAGCGGAAGATTCATCACCCAGAGAAAAAGACGCATGAACCAGTAGATCGCCGGCAGCATCAACACGAAAGCGAAAGCGAATCCGAACCGCCTGCTCCATCCGCGATCCCAAGACGCCGCACTCGCGGTGATGAGGCTGAGATAGGCTAACATGCCGGCAACGGCGACCTTCACCAACAACCACATTTCATCGCTCATGGAAGCCCCAGTATCTTGTGGAGTTGCAGAGAGAGGCGGTAGCCGTGCTTGATTGCAAGCGCGGCGCACCGATGGATGTTGCGCTGCGTCGCGTCCGGGTCGCTCGGCAGATCAAGCGGCTGCACGAATATGACCGCACGCGGATTGCTCGGTCGAAACATCAGCCCCGACTGCTTCTTGAGTGACTGCGAGACCGCATAAAGGGGCAGACCATCATCGGCGGTCGGCTCGTCCGCGCTGACGATGAATTTGTAATTGATGCAATACTGCTCGAGGATCGGGTTGATTTTGGGCGTCTTGGGCGAACAGACGATAGTCAGAGTCTCCTGCGAATCGAGTGCGAGCATTTCGTGCTCGAAAGCCTCTAGTCCATCGACCCAATGAATGCCCGCGGTTTCGATCTGGACGCGCCAGCCCGCCTTCAGGAGGAGGCGTGCCAGGGGCTCCAGGTTCTGCCGCATCGGTTCGCCGCCGGTGATGACGCAGAGAGGCGACGCGATGCCTTCGCGCTCATCTTCGAGTAGCTCGAAAATGTTCTTGTTCGGGATGCGCTGAGCGCCCTCCTCGAACTCGGTGTCGCACCAGGAGCAGGCGAGCGAGCAGCCGCCAAGGCGCAGGAAGACCGCGCGCTGCCCGGCATAGGGTCCTTCGCCTTGAATCGTCGGGAAGAGCGAATGCACGAACAGCGAGTCGCTCGTAGCATCGACCTTGCGGATCTTGTTGAGACCGAACATGGGGACTCCAGGAAAATTAGGGGCGCTACCCTGCGGTTACCGCGCAGCGCTACGCAGCGCCCCCGAACCGATGATGACTAAAGCTTGTTGAAGGCGGCGTACCAGGAGCTTGCGGTCGAGGGCGTCGCGCCGGCCTTCGTAGCGGCTTCGATCGTCTTTTCCCGGTCGCCCTTCGTCGCGAGGTAGACCGAGAAGGCTTTGTTCTTCATCGATCCTTCCCGGAAGGGATTCCCGCCGGCCGCCTTGATTTCCTTCGCTGACTGCTTGGGCGCTTTCGGGGTCTTGGGCTGCTTCGGAGTCTTCGGTTCCTTCGGGGGCTTGGGCTCCTTGACCTTCTTCTCCTTCGGCGGCTTCGGCTCCGTCGGCGGCTTGACTTTCTTCTCCTTCGGGGGCTTCGGCGTCCCGTCCGCGTCGACCTTCGCGCCCATTTCCTTCGCGGCGTCCAGGATCTTCTGGATGAACTCAGCCTTCTTGTCGGTCTTGATGCGTTGCGGACCCTTGGGATCGACGAGTTTGCGATACTCGTTACCCAGGTCACGCTCGGACATTTTCTCCAGCGATTCCTTCGTGAGCATTTCGATTAGTCTCCTGATGTCTCGCACGCGCATATTGAATAGTCCGCTGCGCTCGCGCGCGAGGAAGGAAAGAATGCAGCGGGTGGGGTCTACCGCAGGGAAATGCGGCTTGATGCGGCGCCAGAATTTGGGCAAGTCGAGGCGGGAAGATTCGCCTCCGCTCGACGATGAAATGAATGTCACGACTCCGCCGTGGAAATTCGTGACCAATGCGAGGTACCCGCCATCTGCCCATGCGCTCGGAATCTCGGGCGGACCGATCGGAGCGACCCACTCGGGCGGAGGCGGTATCGGAGGCAGCGAGGAGTACGCTTGCTCTTCGCTCTCTTGTTCGAGAGCAGCCTCGGCGGCGGCCTGCTCGGCTTCGGGAGCGCCTAGTGCTGCGGCAAGTTCGCGCTGTTTCTTGCTCTTGCGTGGGGATAGTTTCGGTGCTGACTTGGCTGATTTTTTGCTCATCGTTTTCCTTTCTGGGATGAACTCTCAACTGCGCAGTCATCATAGCGATGAGCGCTGCGGGGTGCAAGCGCTAACTGTCGGCGGGGTCGCTCTCGGGTTGACTTTCTTCCTCGCTCTCGGTCGCGGTCGCACCGGGGCCCAGCACAGACTCGGCGAAGCGTCGACCCGCGTCGGTCGGCTTGAACTCTTCTGTCAACAGTTGCTTCTCGACAAGTCTCGGTAGGATGGTGCGACGGAGCTTATCCTGGTAGCCCTTGACGTAAGCATCCTCAGCATCCTCGGCGGTCTCAGCCCCTTGCGGAACTCCTCGCGCGCGACGCACCGGCTCGGCGGAGGGATGCTCAAGGACTCCCTTCGCGACGCGGCGCACCATGACCTTGCCCTTCGATGTGATCGAGGAGGGCAGGTCGAGCACGAGGATCACCAACGCCTGCTCTAGGTCTTCCTCGAGAGATGAGACGGAGACGCCTGCGGCATTGACGAGCTTCGGTAGGCTGATGCGCGGCGCCTCGCCGAAATTGTCGATGAGGTGCGCATGGTCGGTGCAGTCGAGGGAGTAGACTTCAATGAAGAAGTGTTTCGGCGACCATGGGGCGATGCGCAACTTGGCCCCAGGCTCCATCGTGACGATGTGCTCGTTGCCCTTCTTATCGAAGCGCCACTCGTGGTCGATGTTATTGATGAGCGCACCCGCGCCGCGTGCAGTTTGCTGCGACTTATCCTTGAACTTGGTGAGGTGATGCGTCACGATGACAGCGCACTGGTAGCGCTGCGCAAGCTCCTCGTTCAGCACTTGAATGAATCGCGCGGCTTCGTCGTTGCTATTCTCATCCTCGCCGCCCCATACCATCGACTTCGAGTCGAGGTAGATCGCTCCGATATCGGTCGAGTTCGGTAGCGTCTGCGCGATGGCCTCGTGCACCATGCTGAGCGATTCGGGGTTGAGGATTTCGATGCGTTGCGGCAGCACGAAGAGCCAATCCTTCAACTCGCGGTGATCGACGCCATATTTCTGCGCGAGTGCGAGGTAGCGAATTTGCGCATTGTAGGCATCTTCGCCCGCGACCCACAGCACCTTGCTGCGCGTGGTGGTATGCGAGGCGAAGGGAGTCCCCTGCGCGATGCACATCGACTGGTACTGAAGGACCGTCGTCTTACCCGAGTTCGAGTCGCCCGTTGCAAGAGTCACGCATCCACGCTCAAGGAGCCCCTGCACCACCGACATGCGCGGTATCAGGTTCGCACTGATCTGGTCGAGCGTCAGAATTATCAGTTGCTTGGGCGGTGCTGACTCGCTGCTCTTCTCCTTATCAGCGAGGCCGCGCTCGTTCACCCATCGCCGCGCGCCCTCGAACGCGGACTTGAAGTCGTCGCTATGCTCGAGGATAGTATACGCGGCAAAGGAGTCCAACATACGCGGCTGCCCGGAGGCATCCTTCACCGCGAGCGGATCGTTTTCATGGAACGAGACCACCGAGTGCTCGGGCCCCTGGTCATACACGACGACCGCCGCCCGTTTGCTCTTCGACCCGCGATACATATAGCGGTTGCGCGACTTGCGCACGTACGCGTTACTGCTTTCGAGCAGGTCGCGCAGATCAAAGTTGCGGTTGAAGAGGTCGATGGTCCCGCCCGCGACGCGGACGCCGGTCTTGATGCCCTTCGCGCCCTCGCTCCGATCCTTCGCGCGCTGTTGAATCAGCGCTTGGTAGCCCGCGAGCATGCGGTCTACATCGATAGGCTTCCCCGGATACTCGCGGGCAAAGGAGTAGCTCGCGCGCGAGGGCGGGCATGAGGGCAGGAAGATCGGTTGCGAGGGCTTCGCTAGAGATTGGTCGAGCTTGAATGGGAAGACCGCCGCAAGCGACATATGCAGGAACGGGTGCTCATCCTTGCTGACCTCGCGCGAGCAGCGAATCCACATCCGCATGCGAGGCGCATCGGGCGCATGGGAGAAGGTCGTCGCCAGAACCAACTGCAGTCCCGCCTTCTCGCACCACTCATGCAGTGCTTTGCTGTCCTCGGGGAGGAGTTGGTCGAGGTCTGCGACCAGTAGCGACCAGGGTTCGGCGTTCTTATCGGTGCGGTGCCCTGAGTCGCCCATCGGGCGGCAGAAGTAGGGGCCGTCTTTGTCGCTGCGATGATCGAAGGTCGTGACTGCGGTGACGAACTCATCCCAGGAGTACTCGACCCTGGGTAGGAAGTCGGGACCGGGATCGACCGCGCCGACATGCTCGCCGCGAGCGACTACAATATCCGCTTGCTGCGACACGTCAGAAGAGAGTGTCGGCGTTGCGCATAGCGTACTGCGCGAGCAGCAGTGCCTCAGCGCGCCCCTCATCCTTCACCCGGGTGAGGTGCTTTGCGGCGGATGGGAAGGCGCGCCGGGCGAGGGTCAGCGAGTAGCTCTTGTTCTTGGTGAGTTTCATCGCCTTTTTCCAGGTGACCGGACTGACGCCCGTCGCTCGACCGTGAATCGTTGCGATGGTGCGCGCGCAACCATACGAGTCACCAAGCGAGAACATGCCCGAGACGCCCTGACCCGGCATCGCGGAGACCTGCTCGACGACGAAGAGTCGCTCGAGGCTAACGTAAGGCTGCGTGACTGCGCAAAGCCGATCCCAAAGCGCGAGCGGGTCGACTTCATTGCGTCCGCTGCGTTTCGTCTGGATCGGCATATCGAAGACGTCGACGAACGGGTCCTGATGGTCGCCGGTCAGCACGCCTACAGCGCCTCGAATCCCCGGGTCGATCCCGATGAACAATCGCAAACTCATGACCGCTACTCCTCGTTGGTTTCTTCGTCCGGGTCCTTGCGGAGGCGCAGGATAGGGCCGACCCGATTCGTGCGCACGTACTTCTCGTAGAGTTCGGGGTGCTCCATCTGCAAGGCGAAATCATCAAAGGTCTTGCGGTCTTGCATGAGGAGGCTTCCCCATGGCTCGTCGCCGATCCGGAGGTAGCCGGTCTCCCCGTTCATGAGGAGAGTCAGCGCAGCGGTCTTCGCTTGGTCCTCCTTCTTCGCCTTCGCAACGGTCTTGCGGGCGGCTTTGATCTCCCGCAGCAGCGTAGCGGTCTGCTCGCTCAACTGCACGACCGCTTTCGCCTTCTTCGCCTCGGCTGCGGTCAGGCCCGCCCGGTACTTCGTTTGCAGCGCGCGGGTGAGGTCATCGATGCTGCCAGAGAAGTCGGGTGCATCATCTTCGACCACTCGTTTCCAGAAGCGAGCCTCGGCGGCAAGGAGCACCGCCTCGCGGTCCGCGCTGCGATGAATCGGATAGATGACCAAGCGGCACCCGCCGAAGAGGACCGCCAGGTAGCACAGGTCGACTTTTGCCAGTGCCATGTAATGGTCGCATTGCGTCAGGTAGTAGAGCGCGACCAGATGCGCGTTGCAGCGCTCGGGATCAGGCTCGCCCCACTCGTCTCCGCGATACTCGATGTTCTTGCACTCGAGGATCGCATGCACAGCCTCGCCCTCGCGCGCGACGAAGTAATCGACATGCCCAGCGAGAAAAGGATACTCCTCGTTGCGCATGAACGCGATATCGCCGCGAGGCAGTATGGTGGTCAGCCCGGTCCGCTTGGCAAACATCTGCGCGATGACCGGCTCCATCGCATGCCCGAAGTCGAACTTCTCCTGCAGCCCGGGGTCGATGCGTTTCGGCGGGGCGAGTCCCTTCTTCGCCAGAAAGACGGAGAAGGGACTCGCGTAGGGAGAGAAGCCGAGGATGGCGGCAAGGTCGCTGCCGCCGATGTAGCCCTCGCGCTCGCTTACTCCGGGATTTTCTGCTGCGGTAACTGCGGTATCGGGTGCTTCGGATGTTCCTGGTTCCATCGGTCTCTCGCCCATTGCTCGTTGGTAGCATCCTCTACGCAACCATCCCCCGGGTCGTACTCCTCAGCAGAAAAGAGGGAGTCCGACTCGGGGTGGTAGAGCAATGAGCCTAGAAAGGGATGTCGTCTTCGTCGATCTCGGCCTTGCCGGCGGGCTTCGGTGTGTTGCTCGCGGCGGGAGCGCTGCCGCTCGTGCGCCCCGTCCGCGTACCGCCCGAGGTGCCTGGGGCCGGTGCGCTACCATCATGCGGGAAGAAGCCGGTCACCTTGTTGCGCGGCGACCCATCCTGATCCTTTTCGATGTCGACCAGCACGATCAGGCGCTTGCCGACGAGCTTGTCGGTATCCTTCACGGTGCCGATCTCGAACCCGCAGGCGACGATGAGCGAGTTCCATTGCTCGCGACCGATGCGCTGCGCGATCTCCGACGGGTTCGAGACATTCAACTGCGCCCAGACCTTGCGGTTCTTGAACTGCTCGCCGTCGAGCGTGAACTCGGGGCTGAACATATAGCCGGTCTTGCTCTTCGTGTCGCGCTTTTCGATATCGGTGATGCGCGCCGAGTAGCGGCCCTTGGGCAACGCCTCGAAGCCGGACCTACCTTCCTCGTACTCGGTTTCGTCCCAGTCAACTTTTGCCATGATGCGGTGACTCCTTTCGGTGGGTCAGAAAAAGCGCGGCTACTTCTCCGCGCTGTAGTAGGGAATCTTCGACGCGAACTTCGCCCAGTTCAGCGGCATTTCGGGCGGGAGCTTGTAGCGATTCTTCGCGTAGAAGGCGGGGCGTTCCTCGGTGTAGATGACGCGATCCCCGCTGCTGATGCCGCGACGCACTTCGCGGTTGAAGCCGACCTCCTCCTTTTTCACGGCAACATCGTAGGTAGCGAACGCGACCACATCCGCCCATTCCTGGAGCAGCGAAGAGAGGCGCGGCGTGAGCTTCGGCTGGTACCGGTCGTAGGGTTCGGTCATCGGCGAGTCGAAACGCTTGATCTCGCTATGCGCGATGACTACGACAGTCATGCTGCGCTTCTTCCGCAGCATAGAGAATGCGCCGAGCACATCGCTCAGCATCGCCTCCGCGAAGAGCGACTCCCGACCATAGCCCAACTCCTTCTCGGTCTTCTCCGCGCGCAGTTCGGCCTGGATGAAGTCCTCGAACCAGTCGACCGAGTCGAGCACCAGGGTTTGGTAGTCATGCGGCTGCGAGTAAAGCTCGCGCAGAATCGCCATGACCTCGCCGCGATCCTTCACCACTGGGAACTTCGGGACGTCGATCTCGTTTGCGCCGTCTTCGGTCGGGATGAAGATGGGCGACGGGGCTTCCGCCGCGAAGGTCGACTTGCCGATGCCGTGGACCCCATAAAGCAAGATGCGCGGCGGCATGTGCGCCTTGCCGCTGACGATGGTGCTGAGGAGCGTCTTCGGCTTCTCTTGCTTCGCTTCCTGCGCGGGTGCGGCTTCCTTCTCGGGAGCCGCGGATTCTGCTGCCGACTTTTCGGCCATGTCATTTCCTTTCGGGTTATTGATCGAAGTCGAGCGTGATGGGAAGGTAAATCTTCTCGCGGCGGTCCCACCGGAGTAGCTTCACGCGGCCGATAAGCTCAGCCGCTACCGCGAGACAGATCCCGATCATCACGGGATCCCCGTTCAGCAGCAGGAAGTCATCCTCCTGCATGCCTTGCAGTTTGGTTCGTGCGTGTTTCAGTGCATGCTGCGGGTGCAGCGTAACCTGCCCCGGATCGAACACAACCTCAGGCGGCCAGGCGGCGTACTCGCGCAGCGGCGAGAAGTCGAGCGTCGGGTTATCCTGCACGAGGAAAGCACGAGGCTGAGCGCTGCCTTGTTCAGGCGGAGCAAGTGAGGTCTCGGGAGATTGGTTGCCGTTCATCTTTCATCCTTTCTGTGCTCGCAAAGCAGCGGGCAGTTGGAGCATAATCTAATGAGCGCGAACAGCGCAAGCCTGACCATCCCGCAGCACCGCGACCGAGAAAGGAACTGACCAGTGCGAGTAGACCTCCGTGACTATCAGTCGGAGTCTGTTGAGCGCATCACCGATGCACTCGCAGCGAAGCAGCATCCCCTATGCGTACTCCCGACCGGCTCAGGCAAGTCATTAGTGCTTGCGGGCGTGCTGCAACGCCTCAATGCAGACGCGTTGGTCTTGACCCATGTCGCTGAGCTACTCGAGCAGAACAGCAAAGCGCTGCGCCGGGTCGCCCCGAACATGGAGCAAAGTTTCTTCGTCGCGAAGCTCAAGGAGAAGAACCCGAACGCTCGGGTGGTCTTCGGTTCGGTGCAGTCGGTCTCGCGCTCGCTGCCTCTCTTCCGCAAGCCGCGCAGATATCTATTCATCGACGAAGCGCATCTATGCCCCCGCAAGAGCGGAGCCATGTATGCGCAGGTCTTCGCGCACTTCATGGGAGCGCAGCGCACCGGGCTGACCGCAACTCCGAAGCGCCTCGATGGATCCGGATCGCTAATCGATGGCGACGATGCATGGTTCTCGCACATCGCGCATGAGATCGATGTGCGCCTGCTCATCAAGCGAGGGTTCCTGCTCCCGCTGACCGGGGTTGTCGCGGAAATGCAGGCGGATTTGT